GAAAAGCGACGTACATTTCTCTCTTGAGATATACGAAGCCAGGCACGAGAGCGAATCCAACTAGGTGAGCAGACACGAACGGATTTGCGATGACCGAAGGCAAATCGTGTGGTCGGTAGCGAGCGATGAGATTTATATTTCATACGTTTGCCGAGACCGACGGAGAAATCTGTAAGGCGTGTCACACAAACAAGAAGGTCGTGTGTTTTGCGGGTGGTCCATATCTCACACATTTATGTGTTACGGGAGATTTAACGAACCACGCCTAGCAGGTGTGAAGTGTACGTGTACACAATACGCTTGACCGCTGATAAATCATAATTCATATTCTATATCCGTTGGCACGGATTAAGGGATACGAGATATCCAAAAAGCTACGTGTTGGATGACACGTGTAGTGGTTCACATTGCAGAGATATTCTGCACATCATATTCGCCCAGAACTTTTTAAGTGTGGGTTGGCGAGTATAAAACACACTTTCTGAAAGCGGTTTACCTGTATCCGTGTAGCCTGTGAAAAGGCTTGCAGAAAAACAGAGCGACATCATGTGAATGACGTAGCGGGAGGTGTAATATCCGGATGTTAGGAAAAGACAATACAGAGGAAAAAGGCACGGATATTACTTCCTATGGCTAAATCGGGGCGGTGAGAAATCACCGCTCTACAATTATGAACCAATAAATTACTAGAATTATGAAGAAAATAGACAGCAAGAGAAAATATGAGTTTTTAAACGAAATGTTGGATTTCGGTTTTGAGAATAACTTAGAATTTCTTGGTGACGAGGAGTGTATATGTGTCACCGTAGAGCATAAGCACGTAGATTTAGATAACCGACTGAGAAATCTATCAGCAGACGAATACACAATAAAGGAAACGTGGTTCGGTTATCTGATTTACATCGCAGCCTAAAATCTCCCTACGCTTGTAGGGAACTACAAACCAACAAATTTAGAATTATGATACAGAATTTTGAATGCAGAGGAAAGAGAATGATGGAGAGAATTATTGCAGACAGACAGACCATCTACAATCGTGTAGAGTTTATCTCGTGGCACAATAATACTCTAGCTCTGTTTCTAGCCTAAAAATCCGTAGCCAGTACGATAATTGTCGTGTGTGGCTACGGAACAATTACCAATAAAATTAGAAATATGAAAACGAGACAGATTATTTATTCTAGTACGATAATTGTGCTTGGATTTATTCAGACATCGCCAATATTCATTTGCTTGGCAAGTACGATAATTCTCCTGAATGTGCTTGGAATTCTTTACGGAATTCTGCTTGCGTATATTTGGGGCAGTACGAAAAAGGGCAAGTGGTATTTTCGCGAGCTGTGGAGATCTACACTCCGCTTGGAGAATTTCATCCTGCCTGGAGCGTGAGTAATCTAGAAAGCACTATAATTGTGCTTGGAGTTTTTAGCCTAAAAACTGCTCATTCAATTTGGGCAGTACGATAATTACAAACCATTTAAACATTTTAGATTATGAACGGAATTAATGTAAATTTGTGGGCTATGCGCTCAGAGTTGGACAACGCAGTTAATCAGTACAACATGGGATTTATTACCCGTGCTGAGTTTGCTAACATGTGCTTCGATGCAAGAGAGCCTTACATGGGAGTGATTAAGAATACCATTCTGTATATTCGCGACAGATGGTTCTAGCCAAAACTACCGCTTGGAGATATTCGGGCGGTATCTAGTATTAACCAAATAAAATTAGAATTATGAAACAGAGAATCAAGGAATTTTGCGATGAGTACATGTGGTTTATCTTGCCTGCTTGCAGCTCTCTAGCTATGATGCTGGGTGTTGTTATTGAGAAGCATTTTCCACTGAGTGAAATACTGAGTAAAATTCTGTAGCCTAAAATCTCCCTGCTGCATGCAGGGTACAATATCAACCAATTAAATTACAGAATTATGATTAGTATTGACAGAATTATTCGTGAGAGAGAAATCTCACGATTCTCTCAGGACATTTTACCTGAGGTGGTAAAAGAGTTCAAATTTGAGGGTAGCAAGGAATCTCGTACAACCTTCTTAAAGGTTTGCGTGCCATCAGTACGCAAGATGATTCCACTTATCTATGATATGGTGGGAGAGAGATTGCCAGAGGAGAATGTTGTAGCGCACATGAAAAATGTGGTATATAACATTTTCGTGGAGTTGCAGAACCATCCTTGTCAGATGGAAGATTTCCGCTCAAGAGCTGCCTTTAAGTGGATAAAAGAGGAAACGGAGTCATACATAAAGTACGTGCTTTCTTTCCGATAGCCGAACACCGCCTGGATATATTATTCAGGCAGTTCTAGTATTAACCAAATTTTAAGAATTATGAAGAAGAATATTTTCGTGACATTATTTATTGTAGTGTGCTTTGCATTGTTTGTAGTATCAATTACCCTATTCAATTGCTATAGGGCAAACGTAATGCTTAGAAAGACCGTTATTTCTCAAGCTAACGAGATTTCAGAGCTTAACGCCAGTTACACAGCAGAGGGACCTACAATGTTCGTAGGTCTCAGAAAGTAGCCAAATCTGAGAGGAGTTTCTTCTCCTCTCTTCTATTAACCAAAAATATTAGAGATATGAACTACAAGACATTTAATTTAATCGACAAGATTAATGCAGAAGGGTTAGATAACTCTGAGTGGGGTATTTATATGCACTTAGAGAAAATCGACACAAAGAAATTCTACGGAACAAGAGAGAGTTTCATGCTTCCTCCTGGAGAGTGGATTGTCGTGTACGAGAAAAAGGATGCTATATGCCCATTCCATGAGAATTGTACGCCTGATTACACTATCGACTACTGTGAGGATGAAGTTATATTGTTCTATGAAGTAAACTAGCTAAAATGTGCTCAGGCATTTTCCTGGGCATACTATGTTAAACCATTTAAACGGAAGAATTATGCAAGACAGAAAATCACAGAAAAACTTTGAGCGTGCGTTGCTCCATGAGATGGAGAAAATCAAGATTGCTGCACGCCAGTGGCACAACAACAATACCAGAGGCTACAGGGATTTCCGTAGCAAGGAGGCTATCTCCAAGAGCTTCTCTGAGATTGCAGTATTGTGCATGAGCTAAAATGTGCGTGGCGATTGTCACGCATACTATTCACCAATATTTTAGATTATGAAGAAATTAAAGTACCCTGAATGGGAAGAAAAGAGAAATTATCTGTGTAACACCGTCCTGCCTAAATTGCAGGGGATGCAGCGTGATTTGTTCGGTGACGAGTATTTGACAACAAATGTAAGCGTCGGTTCAAATGGGGAATACGTTACAGCGTATGCCGCTATTATGAAGTGTGACGAGATGAAGGACAACATTTTTGTGCATTTGAGCGTATACGACAGCCGTGAGAATATAGATTTCGAGTACGGGAAGTTTTTGAATTTTCTCGTCTTATACCAGGCCTCATAGCTTTTCCGCTGATCACACAGCCTGAAAAATGAGGGAGTTTTATCTCCCTCTCCTACAAACCAAAAATGTAGAATTATGAGTAAATGGGTACAATTTTATCACAAGATCAACAAGTTTGACCTTGTGAACATGAGATTTACGGATGAAGAAGAAACCGTAGAGATGGTTGGCATGGATTCTATCATGCCTATCGACGGCAGGCTGAATCTATCATCCATACGTGATGTAGTACAGAAAAAAATCGAGAGAATGAAGAATTTCGATGATTTTGATCCCTGTGCATTCTCCATTCTCACCGGCAGTTCTATCCTGAATGCATCAGAAAGTCCGGTGTACAATCTCTAGCCAAACTGGGCAGTACGATAATAATGTGCTGCCTGCTATTAACCAAAACATATTAGAATTATGGAAACAGTAAGAGTAACTGACAGACACGGAATAGATCGTGCGTGGGATGTCGTAACGGATAAATGTGTAGGCTGTTGTTTCTTAGGCATACACAACGGGACGACGTACTGCTGCCCTAGCCATATCTCGTGTGAAAACAAGTAGTCAAAACTGCGGGGCACGTCCTGTGTCCTGCTTCAATTATTAACCAATAAAATTCAGAATATGTCAGAAGAAGACAGAAAGTTCCTTGCAAGGCTCGTAGCGAGCCACAAGGCAGTTATCAGCGAGGAGTGTGCGAGAAAGAAGCTCGACAGGAGCGAGTATTACAGACGTGCCGCCCGTGTGGACAAGAAAGCTCAGGAAATTGAGCGTGCGTACATGCGTCCTCGCAGATTTTAGCAAACATTCTGTGCAGTCTATCTGCACAGAAACCATGTTAAACCATTTAATTTTGAGAAATATGAATATTTGTATAAAGAGAAACTACCTCAATGAGGAGTGGGATTCGGATGATAATCTCGTATTGGTCAATCGTACAGACAACGAATATCTTGATGAAGCAACAATTGACGAAATCAAGATGTTCCGAGGTAAAGTCAGCGATGAGCACGAGATTAAGACAGACTGGCTGTATAAATTCCTACGCAAGAACTCTGTAGGTATAATGGCAGAGGGAGGTGATGGAAGATTCATCAAGTGTCTTCGACTTGGAGAGCTCGACGTATCTATGCAGCTGGCTTATCGTCTGTATAGACTGAGAGATGACAGAGACCCGAATTACAAAATCGGGAAGGACGGATACGAGCCAATGACAGAAGAGGAGTTTGCCTCATTATTCCCTGAAGGCGAGAATTCCGACACATCAGTAGATATCTGTATCTGGAACAACGTGACAAAGAAGACGTATCAAAATGCGACACAGGCGAACCTGCGTGAGATTGATAAATTCCTTCGTGGTATCGCTTACGAGTCAAAGATGGATTGTTTAGTCTAAAAAATGAGGGCTTATGCCCTCTACCATGTTTAACCATTTTAATTAGTAGAATTATGGAGAAAATGACACAGAAAGAGTTGAAAAGACTCGTTAAGGTAGGAGCTGCCAAAGATGTAACATACAGCTCAAGTCGTAGAGATATCCCGGAAGACTATCGTCAGGTAGGCTATTCTTCCGGTGTGTACGGATGCAACGGAATGCTGCTTCGTGGCGACAGCGGACAGCTGTATGCCGTTTGTGCAAGAACTACGGCTATCTACATTTTTTAGCCTAAAATCTCCCCATTCACTTGGGGAGTACGATTATTAACCAAATATTAGAATTATATGATAACGGATTACTACACAGCCGTACACTGGCTAAGAAGTGCGTTCATCCTCTGTAACGAGATTGTAGAGAATGACGAATCAGTGATTGAGAACATCGAGTATCCAGAGTGGGCGAATGAAGACGAAGACGGCAGGAACGGAATCGAGATATTCCAGTGGTTCCTCACTAACATGAGCGGTGAAGACAAGGAATGGATGCAGAAGAATTTCCCTGATCTTATCTTCTCTTACTCAGACAAGCTTGACTTGTGGATTCTTTGCGTAGATCATTTTGGAACGATGTGGAAGGGAGTCCCAACGGCTACCAACTGCGAGAATGCGGCAAAGGCTAGCCAGCTGCCGTAGCCAAACCAATCCTCACTCTCACGGGTGGGGATTTCTATTAACCAAACAGATTGAAATATGAAGAAAATTGAGATTACGAGAGCTGGCATGGGCGAGAAATGCCCATACCCGAAGTTCAGCAAATTACTGGCAAAAGGCTACATAATGTGCCATCGCTGCAAGTATTGTGCTGAAATTGTAAGTGAGTCAGAAGTAATGTGTAACTATAATTAATCTGTAAATTATGAGTAACTTAGAGAAAATTTTGAATGACGATTTGCTGAAGTGCGAAATCGTTGATTCAGCAGAGAACGAGGTAAGACGCGTGGATCTCATCAAGTGGACGCATGACAATACATTCTCAGTAGCTGAGGTGAATAAGGATACCGGCAAACTAGAGGTTACAGATGTTCCTGGGACAGATGAGCTTGAAGCATACAAGCATTTCTACAGAAAATGTGGCGATATCGCCATAATTAGCTAAAACTCCCCACGATAATGTGGGGAACCATTATTAACCATTTAAAAATAGAATTATGGCAAAGAAAATTTATGCGCTCTATCGCACAGACAACTGGCATACATACGATAGCCGCGAATTACTTGTTTTAGCAGGTAGTATCAGAAGATGTTGTAAGGTAGCCAAGGACGACGGAGCAACAAAAGAGCAGATTGAGGATTTGCGTAGTTACCGCCATCAATCCCAGTGCAACGAATCCGATTACGAGTACGACATTGATGAGTACACGCTCAATGAGAGTTTAATCAGCTAAAATCCCTCTTCGGAGGGAACCATTATGAACCATTTAAACAGATGAATTATGGAAAAGAATATTGTAGAAGTTGTTATGAACAACAAGGGTGAAGTTATCGAGAAAGTATCCGATTATATCGGTGTTGAAAGCTTCGCCAAGGTAATTGAGGGCCTCTATCGTGAGTGTCTGGAGGAATTCGATGACGCAGAAGATTTGGAAGAATACATTGCAGATATGCTTAGAGAGAATATCCAGTCCCTTGCATGGGAGCTTACTCACAAGGTAAACAGAGAGATGAAGAAATATCTCCATCTTAACGACCAGCGCATGGATGGTAATTTTGCAAATCTGTACAACGATTATCCCAGACACGTTACAGGTACGTTCTGGGCGACGGACTACGATGGCGACGATTACTACGATTTGTATCCTCAGATGGTAGCCAGACTTGATGCCGCAGAAGACAGCGAGCAGGCTAACAAGGACAGAGAATATCTCGAAGAATGGTATTTCAAGGCGTTCGGCACGTACAACATCAAGTACAATTTCGGCAATTACCTTGAAGAGGTTCACTCCATGATGGAGGAAGATTATGAGGAAGCCTAACAATATCCCCTAGCATGGGGATATTCAATGTTAAACCATTTAAATGATATTAGATATGAGTTACGAATTTGCAAAGAAGGAAATCGGTGATTACAGAATCACCATTTACCAGGATGAGGATGCCGAATGCCCTTGCACAGAATGGGATTTGGTGGGAGTTTACTTCTGGGACTATTCCGAATACGGATACAATAGAGGTCTGTCTCGTGGTTGCAGCAGCGAAGTTGACGCTAAAAATGCAGAGGATGCTTTGAAAGAGCTTGTCTGCAAATATGTGTCACAAAAGAAGATTATCGACTACATCAATAGCGAAAATGTCGATAGCTTCCGTATGCGCTATGACAAGAGCGAGCACATATGGTATCTTGAGAATCTGTACAAGGGTGAGTGGTACAACCACGAAGAGTTCTGTCCGAGCGACTTGAAGAGATTCGACTATAGAGAGGAGCTTTGTGATATCCTCGAAGAGGACGATTTCACGTATCTTCTGCATGACTGCAAGGATATTGCATTCTACGAGTGGTCATCTACTGGCTACAATCAGGGAGATTATGTCAGCGGATATGCCTACTGCGACAAGAAGCGTTTCTCCAAATATTGTGACACTAATACAAAAAACTGGAGAAAGCGAGCCTTGGACTTATTTGAGTATGAGGTTAAGTGCATAGGTCTTTGGATGTGGGGAGATGTCAAGGGGTTCGTCTTAGAGAAGAAAGTCCATTACAAGAAAGTCTTCACGGAAATAGGTCGTGAGCCGGAGGACGACTACGACTGGGAGCAGATTGATTCCTGTTGGGGAGAGTACTACGAGGACTCTGACGAACTGATCAAGGTCGCTCTCGAAGAGAATGGAATCAAACTAAAAGAAACAGCCTAACAAGGGGAGCTTGCATGCTCCTCTTCTATCAATCAAATTACAAAGAATTATGGGAAAGATTACAATTTCACAGAAGGGAAACAGAACCTTCTATCGTGTGAACAGAAGAATCGTGTGCTATCGTGACGGGCACAAGTATTGTGTGGGCAAGCCATCATCTGGCAGCACCCATATCGAGTTAGATGCCTTGTCCGAGAATATCGCACACGAGAGATGTATGGAGATTTGTGAGCGTAGAATCAATGCGGAGATGATGTATCAGAATCCTGTCGCATACAACGCACACAGATTGTTGAACGCATTAGCCTAAAGATAGCCTTCGGGCTATCACTATTAACCAATTAAACAAAAGAGACTTATGACAAAAGAAGCAAAAAAGGTATTTGACAAGTTTTTTAAGATCCATCGTGACAACGTTGCAGGTAAGACTATCTGCTTTATCTCACGTGGAGAGTGGTCTGATCCTCAGATTGCGTACAAGGGCTATCTTCTTAATTACTGGGATGTATTAGAGCTGGCGTGTCCAGAAGATGCGCCGGATGATTACGAACCAGACGAAACAGAATGGTATGACGCTTGTGTGGATTCTCTATTCGGCTACACAGATTGTGGCTTAGAGCCTGACAAGTTTGAGCCATCAGACGCTATGAGCGTGACAGGTATCATTAATATCAAGAAGCCTTAAAAACGGAGGGAGCAATCCCTCTGACATTATTAACCAAATTATTAAAGATTATGAAGAGATATTACGTATCAGTCACAGAGACTTTAAACAAGGTAGTCAGCGTTGATGCCGAGAGTGAGGCTGACGCACTGAAACAAGTGGAAACGGCCTACAACGATTCCGTTATCGTTCTCGATTCTGACAATTACTGCGGCAAAACAGTAGAGGTTGAAGATGATCAGCAGTTCTACGCAGATTACGAGAAAGATTACGGCGAGACTTATCAGCACATCGACTAGCCAAACGGGGAGAGCAATCTCCCTACCAATAACCAAAGCATTATAGATATGAAGAAAATCAAAGTAGGAACGAGGGTATACTGCGACATACATTCCCAATCAAAGGAACATGTTGTTACTCACGTTTCAGAGGAAAGAGGATTCGCGGGAATTGATAACGAGTTCTGGTGGCCTATAGACCAGTGCTTCCCCTGCGATGAAATAACATTGCCTAAAAAGCGCAGCTAAGGACTGCGCACAATAACCAAAACATTACGAATATGACAGAAAAAGAAAGAATTGTAGATGCCATCGTATGGCACGTGAACTACAGACTTGGAGACAAAGGGGAAATGTACGTGATAAACGGAAAGCTTGCATGGGTTGGAATACAACACAAGAACGACGCCGACTTATCCTTCCTCGAAAGCATTGGTATCTCGATACCTCCATACTACGAGGAAAAGCATTGGTTTAGAGATAAGTCTGATTTCTCCCTATTCCTCAATAACGAAATCTTCAGAAAGGTATGTGAGGATTTTGCAGTCAACAAGCACGCCTAAAAAGAGAGGGTAGCTCCCTCTCGCTATAACCAAAACAAGAAGAATTATGAATGAAGACAGAATCCTAGAAATGTTCTTTGAGAAAGCCAGATGGCAGTATGCCATTGAGAAAGGCTTGTTCAAGGACATGAACAAAGCAGTAATGTATCAGCTGACTACACCGAAGGCTCGTCTGACTATGTATCAGAGGATCAAGAGCGGCAATTACAAGATAATGCCGCCTCATACAGCCAAGATTCCGAAAGACAACGGAGATTACCGTACGGTCTATGTGAATGAGGCTGTGGATAGAATTCTCCTGAGTATAGCAAACGACCTCTTGTTCGAGCTGATGCCAGAGATGGTGCATCCACGCTGCACGTCGTACCAGAAAGGTATCGGCTGCGGTCGTGTGGTGCAAGATGTGTCTCGGATAATATACTCGGCAGAGGGAAAAATCATCGGATGGAAAGGTGACTTCTCCAAGTACTTCGATTCCGTGCCCATTCGATTCATTGATTGGGCATTTGACAAAGTAGAGGAGAAGTTTGGAAAATCTGCACTGATAGATGTCATTCGTGACTACTATCACACAGATATCTATTTCGATGAGGACAACAACCTCTGTGAGAAGTATCAGTCCCTCAAGCAGGGATGCTCTGTTGCTGCATGGCTGGCTGATGTCATTCTCTATCATCTTGACGACAAGCTATCTAAGCTTAACGGATATTACGTCCGCTATTCAGATGATACGCTGTTTGTCGGTGAAGACTATGAGAAAGCCATGGATATCATGAAGAGCGAGCTGGATATGATGCAGATGACGCTCAACCCGAAGAAGGTTGAGTATCTTGACGCAAATCACTGGTTCAAGTTCCTCGGATATTCCATCAAGGGTCATAATATATCCCTGTCGTCCACACGTATCAAGACCTTCCAGAAGGAGATTGAGAAAAGGACGATAAAGAAGCGTGATACCACGATGACGAAAGCCGTCAATGCAGTAAACAGATATCTCTACAAGGGGTACTGCGATTATTCCTGGGCTACTCAGGTTCTTCCGGTCATAAACGTGAAAGAGGACATCGACAAGCTCAATACCTTCGTCATGGACTGCATCCGTGCGGTCAAGACAGGTAAGAAGAAAGTCGGTGGACTCGGATACGTGAAGACTCAGAATGTCGGTTGTATAGACAGAGGCAGAGGGAGAAACGTGAAAGCCAACAGGGGTAAGACAGAGAGCGAAATCAAGGGCTATCTATCGATAGGTTGTGCTCAGAATGCCTTGCGAACGAGCAGGGCAGCGTACAACACATTGGTGAATACTCTGTAGATTAGCACCTAGCGCAAGGATTTGCCGGGATGAAGAAGAATGTTTTAAACATCCGGTCTCGCACGATCGCGGGCCTGTCTCCGAATGGAGACGGTCCTGCGATCCTCTCCACCAGGATATTATCAATCTGATAAAGCTATGCGCAGTATCTTCTGACCGGCATACTCTGTAACCGAGCACACGGACGTGGAAGAAGGACGGACAGATTCAGGCTAAGCCTCGAAAACATCATCCGATGGGACCAAGTTATCCAAGTTTACAACTTGAGACACCTCGGGCCCCTCGTATGACGCACAAGGCGCAGCTCATCAATGAAGTACAGAAATGTGCCAGTCCGTACGACTTCCACCGGTGGCGCACACCACCACTCCCTGATGGATGGCAATGTTTATACCACAGGTTCACTAACCAGATTAGAGGATCCTCGACGGCTGCGCAATACACGCATTGTCGTGGATCCGCTAATCTGGCGAATCCTGTGCTGAAATCAGAATCATAAAGTATTGTGCCAAGCCATCGGTCAGGGAATTACCAGAGCACGAGGGTAGTCTTTAGAGGAGAGTGAATTTATGAGTGACTGTTGTACTCGCCGGCTAATGCTGGGAATCCCCAGCGTCATCCGGCGATTATAACAGCCCCAATCAAGCTGCTATAGCTACGTGCCACGCTCTCAGATAAAGACAACGTTATTGCCAAACGAGGTACACGAGGAGGAATTCTTTATGTCGCGATCTCTGTATCAACGCGATATGTCTGGTAATACCAGATATCTCGCGTATTGCAAGATCCCTCAATCGTCAAGATAGAGGAAGGCAACAGCCCTATGAGTGTACCTACAAACAACCAAAAGTGAATTGCATCACGACTTATCAAGAGTATGAGGTTTAATGTCCCGTAAGTGGAATTCCTGTGCCTAGCCGTTGTCACCGCTGACACAGGTATCCAATCACGGGACCTAATCACGAACATATATCCATGCAACATAATACATGAGATAAGTCATGCGCATTGCAGCGATGTCTGGCAAGTTCTGAGAGTTCATCGAGCGTTTCATTGATACGAAGCCAAGGATATGGAAGCTTACGCTTCCGGATGTGGCTTCTCCGCAATGTCACGCCATTAATCGAAAACTTAAAGCAATGCAACGTGTCAGGTTGAGCCAGACTAGGTTATTGCGAGCCGAATGGTGCGGCAAGGAGAATAGATTGTACAATACGGTATCAATCATCCTGAGCATCCAGGTGATTACCTGGATCCGTCAGGACTCAGATACAGTATTAATCAAGACCTTATAGTTACGCAACAGATTCTCTGAGCGCACTCCTATTAACCAATACTTTTTAGAATTATGAGAAGAAAATATCGTGTAGGAATTGTAGAAACGTCGAACGGATTTGTGGACGTTGAGGCAAGTAGCGAAGAGGAAGCTAGAAAAAAGGCGTATGATGCATGGGCAAATGGTTATGCGGTTATGTGCGGAGATATAGATTGCAAGACCGCAGAAGTATGGCCAGGCTAAAAAATCCCACGCAATAGTGGGATTCTTATTAACCAATATTTTGAGAATTATGGACAGTAAATTACTAAAGAAGCTTGATGAAATCAAGAAAGAGTACTTGGAATCCGTAGTTTGCATGGGCGAGATGCTTGATTCAGTAAGCGCAGACGGATTCTCTATCGAGGAGGCACACTGGCTGTATATGCGTGCGATGGAGTGGGCGAACGGAGATAAGTTCTATATCCACTTCGGGCACGAGGATAATGTACTTAGTAACGGTGAACTCGAAAAAGTCAATCTGATAGTGCTAGAATAAGCACTATCCCTATTAACCAACATTTTAAGAATATGACATACGACGAGATTATCAATGCAGTTGAGAATGGTGCAAAGTTCACTATCAACTTTCAGAAGAGAACATGTAGAGTGAACGGAAAGGTAGTAATGTCCGAGGAAGACAAGCAGAAGGACACGCCTTACCTTACACCTGAGGTTGTGTTTGTCGGCATCGAGCAGAGATATGCAGCGTACAAGCATTCTGTGCCGTCTGAGCGTTCCGAGTCGCATCGCCGGTACTACTTTAAGGCTTTGCCTGAGAAAGAACTCTCAGACGAAGATATGATGTACGGAGAGCGACGTGAGGTAGCGAGATGCAAGCTAGAGTTGTACGTACTGATTCAGCTGCTCAGAGGCAACCTCTTTTGGGATTGCTCGTGGGGAACGTGGTTCTGGCGTTCCAAGAACGATAAGGACCTGATTATCCTCAGAGACTGGATTGAGCCAAACAAGGGTGGGGCGTAAGCCTCATCCACTAGAGTTAAATAATTTATTACAAACCATTTTAAATTTTATAGAATTATGAAGCAGATTGTAACAATCACTGGTGAGAACTTGAACATCGTAACAAAGAACGTAGAGGCTACAGCAGCTACCAAGAAGACCAAGGCGCAGATGCGTCTCGAAGCTCTTAAGGCAGCAGGCGTTGACGTAAGTAAGTACTTCCCTCTCGGTGACGACCAGCTTGTCAAGATCGAGAATGGAGCAGCGGTTCCTGTAGACATGGACGATGCGACCATCGATGCGGTAGGCAAGAAGATTGTCGAGGGTGGATACGTAAGCAACTGGAAGCTGTTCCGTCGTTGGGTTATGTCTCAGATGTTCCACATGCTCAGACAGATGGAGACAGACAAGCTCACGTTCAATGAGGTATTGCAGCGCAAGGGCTACGAGTACCAGTGGCGCATGTTGGAAAATGAGCTCTATGCTCAGGTAAAGATGTCAGAGCACGGAGACCTTGACAATGTCGGTGCTAGAAACCGATGGTTTAACGGCGACGTTGCCAGCGACATGGCTACAGACTACATCAGCAAGCTCCGTAAGTACGTGGACGACAATCTTATCTACAATGTCAAGAAAGACAAGGATGGAAACGAGAAGAAGGCATACAAGCACACCTGCAAGGGTAATCCTTACGTTCGTCTTCAGAACAAGGACATTTTCGTTGCAGACTTAGAGAAGAAGGTCTTCACTCCTCTCAGAGAGATTGCTAACGAGATGGCGGCTGTCCCTACATACAAGCAGCTCTATGATGCAGTTCACAAGTTCAACAAGAACCGCAAGCATCTCGAATGGAATACCAAGCAGGCTGATGCTTTCATCAATGCCTACAAAGGTTCTGGCGCTTATTACACCATGCGCAACCTCATCATGTTCCACGGAGCAAGATTCCTGAAGGGCGGACGAAAGATGTCAGAAGTCAACTCTCTGAAGGAGCTTGAGTCCAAAGCCAAGCTCTACGACGAAGAGGGTTGGAGAATGCTCGGTGTTCTCAAGCAGCTCATCAAGGAGTCCGGTATCGATATCCAGGGCAAGATGGACGAGTGGAAGAAGAGTGATGACGATAAGAAGTAATCATCAGTAAGATGCAAGTTTCGCCGCCTGAAGAATGGTGGCCCGGCAGTAATTTACAAGAGCTTCTGCAACGAGAGGATCTCCTCCAGTTACTACTGGAGGTAATCCTTCGAGCTAAAGCTCTCCAGATCAAACTACTAAAGCAAGGCGCCAGCCGGGAGCCATTCTAGCCAAAAGTCGGTTACTGATTAGGTAACCGATTCCATGTTTAACCAATAAAATAAAGAATTATGAAAGAGATTAATGTAGACACAAGAAAGTATATAAAGGCTCCTATTGATGGAAAGAATGTCGTTGAGGAATCACTTCTCGATGCTATCTTTGATGATTCGCAATATCTTAGCAATAAGTTCTCATTGGGATTTGTCAGCGGTGTACCTACAATGATAGAGTATAATGGAAACTACCTGTCTATCAAAATGCTAAGCCCGTGGCGTACGTCAGAATGGGGCAGAGAGATTGTCAAACGACTAACAGGCGAGTCCAAGAACAACATATATTGTTACGAGACGAAGCAGTATCTCGACGAACGCCAGGCAGAGCCTTTAATCTATACATTCTCTCTGTGTATGGACTACCTTACTGTAAGATTTCACTACAATGTAAAAGTAGATGAAGATTAGCCAAAAGGTCAGTCGTTAACAGCGGCTGACTACTCATATCATAACTAGATTATGTTTAAATGGTTCAAGCCGGTCTGTCGTGAGACACGCCGGTTTTTGTTCCCCAAGTATTAACCAATTAAATTAGAATTATGAGTAGAAATTACTGGACATTAAACAAGGAAGGTATGAAGAATCGCCTGTCTAAGGCACAGGCAGCTTATGAGAATGCAGTGGAGAACGTTAGCGACTTGCATGTCAAAATCAGTGATGGTAACAGCAAATTGGGAGCAATCCCATCCGTATCGCTTATCCCGGTCATGAACTGCGGGAACTGCGGGGTCTGTGCCAAGAGCTGCTATGACCTCCGCAACGATATGATTTACAAGGAGGTTATCAAGACGAGAGCCATCAACTCGGCAATCTACCATGAGGATCCCGAGCGATACTTCAAGGAGATTGATGACTACCTCAACTACCGCTATCCTAGAGCATTCAGATACCACATCGGCGGTGACATCCAAAATAAATGGTATCTTGGCAATATGTGCGAGATTGCTCGCAAACATAAGGATACCAAGTTCCTGGCGTTCACCAAGATGTTCGATGTATGTAACGAGTATCTCGATGAGGGCAACGTCATTCCAGAGAACATGCATATCCTCTTCAGTGGATGGCTTGGCCTCAAGATGGACAACCGTCACGGATTCCCGGAGGCACATCCTATCTTCGAGAGTGAGACATCAGCACCGGAAGGAACGTTGCTCTGTACAGGCAACTGTACAGAGTGCCTGAAGGAAGACAGACTATGCTGGTCCATCGGCAAGGGCCAGGCGGTAGGATTCCTTGCACACTAGCCAAAAGCCCTCTTCGGAGGGTACTATGTCTAACCATTTAAAATTTTGTGAATTATGGCAACAGCAAGAAGAGGAACAAAAATGCTCAAAGCTTCTGACATCATGAAGAGAAAGGGCATTGTCCAGAAACAGATGGACATGAACAAGTTCAACGAGGTTATAGAGAATTTCTTTATGACACACGAGCCTAAGGATACGATTCTCCTTACGCCGAAGAGATTCATCGAGATGGATAACCCGCCAGAGGGAGACTTCATCGACTATCTCGATGTCAGCGTGTGGGAGAAGAAGTGCGATGACCCGGATGACCAGTTCGACTTCATCGACTATCAGTGCATGAAGAAAAACGGGATGCTTCGTCCTATCCTTATGGTGAACGAGCCATTCATCGGCAATGCTGCCGGGTGGCTGAGAGATTTTTGTGGATTCACTGTGAAGAGCAGAACACGAAAGAAAAAGAAGGAATATATCGTGTCTCTGCCGGTGTAAAGCCAAACAAGGCGTGGAACATTATTGTTTCACGCTCCTAGTATTAACCAATTAAAATTAAAGATATGAATGATTTTTTAAAATTAGCTGAGGAATTAGACTGGAGTTATAATGTTGACGATACACCTAACGAAAGAGGTGAGGTTTGCGTCGAGTTAGAGAAGTATTCCCCACAAGACCAAGATTTCATTGTTTCTATCTGGTTCGAGAAGGACAACGAGTGCGACTTCGCCGACAAGCTGGAGGAGTACTGGAGAGGCTTTGACCCAAGCGAGGAGGCTATTAATTGGGTTGGGCCAGATGGACACGGAACAAATGGCGCCCCATATGACCTGCAAGACATTATCAACGACATGGTTGACTGCAAGGAGATGCTAAGGGAGTTGGTCGTGAAATACCACAACCAAGCCTACCCGAGCAAGAAGTTCGATAACTACGACAACGGACTTACTTGCAGCTTTGACTGCTATGATTCCACTGACGATGAGATGCAGGCTATTCGTAACATCCTTGCATCTTTGGAGAATGCGAGGACCTACGCATCCGGTCTCTACAACAATCCTAACAGATGGGAGTTGGATGAGATGCTTGGTCGATTCAAGAATATTGTCCGAGATAAGCTAGAGAGCGGATTCACGAACAGGGTTTAGCCAAACCAAACCGTTACATATCGTAGCGGTTTCTATAAACCAAAATATTAAGATTATGGATAGAAAAGAATTGAAAGACGAGATTGACGAGTTGCGTTCAACAGCAAAGATGGAGCTTGCATGCACCATCCGTGAGATAATGAGAGAACACGGAATCCTAAGCAAGGAACTTAAGAACCCGGTTAAGTGCAGCGATGGGCTTTTCGAAGCTGTCCTCATTGAAACTAACGGCGAGGATACCGCTATCCCGACTATCACGCTACGTATGATGAGCTACAAAAGAGTGGTGAAGAGAGTATCCCCTATGGATTTTGAGATGGATTTCGAGTCGCTCGCCCGTATTGCCTACGAGCTAAACGATGAGCTCGAAAGTTAATTTAGCGTTAAAAACGGCAAAGATGATGGTTTATATTATAAACTTTTAGTATCTTTGCCACTAGTAACCAAAATATTAGAATTATGACAGAAGAATTAAGAATCAAGACAAGAGACTGGGAACGACTGTTGACTCCTGTTCAGCAGGAGAAGTACAAGCTCGCTATCAAGCAGGGTTGGTTCGCCGACTATCACGGTAACGCGTGGAGGCACAACACCTTCTACGGAGCTTACATTTGGAAGTATCCGAAGTTCATTAAGGTCGTGAGAATGTTCGATGAGCTGTTGGGCCACAAGCCATTGTGGGAAGACATCACTGACGACAACCTCCGTGACCTCTTTGAGAAGATCAAGGAGAACTACGCTCCAAACTCCGCAAAGACCGTATGCGCCACCATCAAGGCGGTGATACGTGAGAACGATGCGACGAAGGAGATTAACAGCCCTACGTTCGGAAAGATACTCAGAACGAAGGCTGTTCCTGTCCAGTCCGTCTATCTCTCGGATGAGGAGATAAACAGAATCATCAATTACAATCCAAGAGGACAGACGAAGAGATATGTTCAGCGCATGTTCCTCATGGAATGCCTCTGTGGAGCACGATACAGTGATTGTCAGAGGATAACTCCCGAGAACATCGATGATACCGGACACTTCCTGGTGTATGTAGCACAGAAGACCAAGACAGAGGTAAGGGTTCCTCTTCACAAGAAGCTCCGTCCGTTCCTTGTAAGCGGCACGGGTCCAGAGCCTCTCCCTGGCGAAATCAGCGAGATGACCTTCAACAGAACCCTTCGTGACATCTGCCGTGAATGCGGAATAGATACGAACACGAAGGTGTTTAAGGCCGGAAGGGAGGAGACCGGAAAGAAGTACCGCTTCATCTCCTCACACACCGGCAGACGTTCGTTCGCCACGAATCTTTCCAAGAAAGGCGTACCATTGGAACAGATCGCCGTCATGATGGGCCATCTATCAAACGGCAAACCTAACATTCAGATGACGATGCGCTACATCGTCGGAAAGACGGAAATCGACAGCAACACCCTCAAGCTATTCGGAGTCTATGATAAGGACGACGACGAGCCAGATGAGGGACTAAGCCAAACTGGAGGTGGCAAGTAGCCATCTCCTGCCATTGTTTAACCAATTAAAGTTTTTAGAATTATGTTAGAAGGATTTACAGAAGAAGAGTTGCAGAACATGGCGTACGATTGCCAGAAGAAGTACGAGAAGAAGGAGGTCGAGACCCTTAAGAAAGTACTCACTGGTGAGATAACATCCAACGCCCAGATGATTGAGGCACTGGAAGACCTCAACAGAGATTACCTCGACGAGGCAGACGACTACGAGGATTGCCCTACAGACCTCAACCCTAGCACCATTACCTGCTACAAGGAGGCAGAGGAGAGAGGTGACAGCGTTGTTGAGACTACGTATGCGATTCTGAGAATCTTCGGAATCTTCGCAGAAGAGAAGAAGCTGGTATTCACCAATGACAAGGGACAGCCATGCGATGAGAACGGCATCCTGCTCTCAGAAGACCTGGAGCATCGAGTGTTCGAGGTCATCAAGGGAGGCAAGCAAGACAACTAGCCAAAACCGGGGAGTAGCAATACTCCCTGCCAAAGATACTTTCCATATTAAATGGGGCTGAGCTATCGGCCATACGGGCGGTGAATTAAATAATGTTTCGTCCTCTCTTGCCCGTGAGGGTAGGAGGGGATTTTATCCAAAAACAGATATAATAATCTGACTATTATTAACTAAATTTGGAATTATGAAGAAAACAATGAATGAGGATTTGCCTTACGAGCAGCAGATGAAGCCTATCCTTGCAAGCTATGACAGACTTGTTGAAGAGAATCAAAATCTCAAGAATAGAGTAGCAGAACTGGAAAAGGCCTTGAAGTCTGCTAGTAACGAATCGGAAAGAAAGTACAACGCAGAGATTAGCGACATCATTAACACCTGTAAACAGCGAGGCGAGAAGCTTGAGTGGATTCAGAAGACACTAGAAGATTATCTCGTGAGTTTAGGTATTGAGCTTCCTCAGTACAGAACGGTTTCCAAAGTCGTGAAGATGATCGTTAAGATTTAGCCCCGATTAGCCAAACCAAGGAGCTTCGGCTCCTGCCAATTAATAACCAAGCCCTACCGCATCACGGTCAAGCGAATGATATGAAAAGAGACGACATAGTAGTATTGGAGAATCTTCAGCAAGAAGATGATCAGCCAAGATACCTCGTTGTATTGGCCAAGGAAATCGAAAATTGTGCAGCAGATGGAAGCAGCTACGATTATTCCCTGAAGAACGACGAGAGTGAGTGCGAGTATGATATGATGAAGGCTATAGAGAAGAAGTTCGGAGTTAACACTGCCGAGCTGTCTCTATATGGAGAAGACAACGAACTCGAAGCTTGCATCGGTTCAGAAATCAGCGATGAGTTGCTTGCTAAGATAAACGATTTCGCAAAGACCTGGAGAAAGGAAAACGAATGGTTCGACAGCCCTACATATTGGAACTATTACGATGGTTCTGGTTACAAGTCCGTTTTGCTTCATAGCGAAGTGGAATACGCGAACGACAATCGTCAGTACGATTTGCTCGACAGCAATGACGATACCGCAAAGGAGGTTATTGCGGCATACGACAGAGCCGAGGACGTTCCAAGACAATGGGAAAACGGATATTCTACCTTCATTGATGAAGAAACCGGGTATGAGATTAGATTCTCTCAATGGTACGGACACGCAAGTATGGCAGACGTTTATTAAATTCATTACACTTTAGCCCTACGCAACACGGTTAAGCGAAAAGAATATGGAGAATATATTAGAAAAGACGGTGAAGGAAAATGGAAATATAGAGTTAAACGAATTAAGTTGGAAGCAGGTCGTTGCACTACTGAATGCCTGGGATTCCAGCTTCGCAAGAAATGAGAACACGTCGTTCTCGGAGATGGTGAAACGATGCTATAAATCACGTCCATGGCATGAGAATGCGAATATTATCTATTTGCATCGAGATAACAAGAAAACTACCATCCTCCCTCACGCCTGTTATAACCTCGACGAAGCAGAGGAAAACATGATATTTAATTTGCTCAAAAAGCAATTAAAGTGAATCTCTACGGATGCAGTAGAACGAAAAAGCCCCGACCGAAGCCGGGGCTACCACAGACCATTACAGTCTGACATCTACGATAGTAGAAATTTGCTCTATCAAGAGCGTTTAAATCCACAATTCCGAAGAATTGACCGTCAACGGAAGTTTATTTTTATTTCAATTCCATAAAGGTTCGATTAAAGTCTTCCGAAGACATGTGCAAAGATAGTGGATTTATTTCAGAAAACAATATTTCTTCAACATCAATTAACGAATTTAACTTATATGTACAAAGTCATAAGTACAGAACATCATTTTTATCCTCATGTCGTACTAGAATTGCAGGATACCGCCACCAAAGAGACAAAGTGGTGGTGCTACGCTGACTTTCATGACGAGGACCTGTGCAAGGAGCTTGGGGTTGAGGACCTTACCTGTTGTACCCTTGACAAACAGCCAAGTCACGGAACCTGGATATCCAAGGAGGATATAGGGCATCTGTAATCGCAGGTACTCATACAACTAGCCGCTCATCACTTCTCAGATGGGCGGCTATTTTATTAAAAGTCACCACTAAAAACACACCGAAAAACGCTCTTTTTTCTTAAAAAGGGTTAATGTAAATATTTGATACTTTAATGAATGACACGAATTCCTGTTTTTACTTCAATCGAAACATCTAGCCAAATCAGCACTTTCGAGAGTTTTGTTTTTACTTTTTACTTGAATGAGCGGAATTTTGACACAAATCAGGCATTTGGAGGGTAAGAATAATCGTCGTATCTTTGTAACGCAATTCAAAGGGTCAAGGTTTGAAGCGCTCAACAAAATTGGATTCTCGTTCACGTTAAGTGAACTTTAATCATAGAAGACTCCCTAAGCAGCTTGACCCTGTTTAGGGTTTCTTCGTTTATATAGCTATGCCAAAAGCATTGAACATCAGAGTAGATTTAGTAGAGCGATACGCTTGCAGTTACTCCAAGGTAGAAAGGAGTAAGCGTATGACCGTATTGTGCTTTGCCATCTGGTGCAAGATGCAGCATAGCAATTCCGTAATGTTCGGTATGGGAACAAGACAGTTGATGAGTTTCCTACGCATCGGACAGCCAAAAGCTAAGCTCTTACTCAACGCCATTAAGACAGACGAGTTATTCTCCGTCCAGGACGATGGTCGCTTCACTGTTGCATCCTTCAAGGATAACACAAGGAAGCTCAACAGATATGGCAGGGCTTACAAAGGCGCAAACATGTTCACTCTCGAAGTGAATAAAGAATACACCATCAAGGATATCTACAACAGACTCAATGAACTCTTGTTTTTGAGACAGATTGGTAGTGAAGAGGCGAACAGCTCACACGTTAGTGGTAGAAATACAGATAAGACTCGCTCGTGTCGCTCGAAATTCATTACGATCAAGCAATTCCAGGAGGGAGTTGGCATGTCGCATGGTTCCGTAAGTGGTATAAAGAAGAGATTAAAGAAGAAGAAGGAAATCTCATCGACCTACGCCGAGCTGCACATGGCAGACAGAAGATCTCCAGGGCAGGTCGAGAAGATGCTGATGAGATTCGGCAGGAAGAATCCGACATTCGAGAAGGGAGATAACGTATATGTTGCGATTCCTTGCTCGTATGCCATCACAGACAGAGATGCAAAAAGAAGTTGCGGCAGACACATCATCTACGGATACGGAGGCAAAATGAAGAAAAGCCAGAAAGGTGTCACGACTGCAAGGAAAGGCGTTCTCGTTCCATTGGACAATGGCTTCGGAATGCCTGATTAAATGCTGGTGTTTCTGTTTTTGACGCTTTCACACTATTAGTTAGTGGTAGTCTTATAGAATATATATAGCTTCTAGTATGCTAGCGTGCGTGTGAGGGAGAAAATAAAAAATAATAATAATAATTTAGTAGAGGAAATTATGGAGAACAATTATGTAGCCTATGTAAAGGCTGTAGGAAACTACGATGGCTCAGCCACAGGTGGAGCCTATATCATCCTTAAAGGGAATGATACGTATAAAATCTCGTCGAAGGCACAGGTAAACACCATTGCCTACAAGATGGAATTGCTTACTATAGTATCGGTCGCCTGTTCCATTCCGGATGGAGGGTCTGTGGCGATATTCACCAACAACAAGATGCTCATAAGCCTCAATAATCTTCGAGAGATTAAAGATGGGGCCAACTACCCCGAGCTGAAAAAGCTTTTCCTGGAGCAGAAGAAGCGTCTGAGAAGGGTAGATGTCGTATGGCGTAAGAAGGATGATGAGAACATCATGTTCAACTCCGTTACTGATCACGCCGAGCAGGTCTTCGAGGAGCTTTGTATCAAGGCTAATATTAGAGATAAACGACGTTAAATAGTCCTATGGATATAGAGGCGTTATGTATATAAATTAATAGAGTTAGAGATTATGAATAATATTACAATTTTTAATCACCCTATGTTTGGGCAAGTACGCGTCATTACCGACGATACAAGTGAAGAGCTTCTGTTTTGTGCGAATGACGTAACAAATGCGTTAGGTTACTCAAATGGTCGTGACGCAATAGCAAAACACGTTGACACCCCCGATGTAGCGAAACGCGACATGGGGGTAGTTACTGGCAAAAAGGCTGATGGAACGAATGCTTATCAGGTAGTTGCTTCTACCTTTGTTAACGAGAGTGGCGTTTATTCACTTATCTTTGGCAGTAAACAGGAGCGTGCAAAGGAGTTCAAACGTTGGGTAACTAGCGAGGTTCTTCCTTCTATCCGCAAGACGGGTCAGTATAGCATCGCTCAGACATCCCTGAACGATAAGCTGCAAGTGAATCTTACTTTTGCTGATTGGACTATAAAGACCCTCAATCTCAACGAGGCAAGCAAGATATGCTGGGCAAAGAAGATTGCTGAAAAGTTCGATATCCCTACGGACGCACTTCCTTCAGGTGTCAACGCCGGCACAGAGGCTCCAACGCTTCACGCTGCGAAAGACCTTCTTAAGGGAAACGGCATTCCTTTCACTCCTGTTGCATTCAACAAGATTCTGATGGCTAAGGGTGTTATCCACGAAGCTACACGCCCGAGCAGAGACAAGAACAAGCCTTGGAAGTGGAAGGTGCTCAACAAGGGCTTCGAATGCTTCGGTCAGAATATCCAGGATCCGAACTTTCAGTCTCAGACCCAGATTAAGTGGTATGATAACAGGTTCCGCGACCTTCTGGAGTTTGTAGGCATTGAGATTCCTCAGACGCTCGGGTTCTAAAAGGTGAGAAAATCCCACCTTTTAAATCAGACTGAAAATCGGTTTTGAACATAAATAAAAATATACATAGGCAGAATTTTCCCTATGTACTTAGATAAATATATTGAGATTATGAACAAGAAACTAAGATTGCTGGTGACTGCAAAGTGTCACAACAAGTGTCCAATGTGCTGCAACAACCAGTTCGACTTTGAGAAAATCCCGGTAGTTGACAGACTGGACTACGAAGAGATTAGTATCACTGGTGGAGAACCGCTGCTGCCTAGTAGCGGCCATTTGACAACATGGCTTGTCGGAGGCATCAAGGCGACGCAATACGCCATGGGCTTGCCGAAATCGAAGTTCTACCTCTATACTGCATTCTTCGATTTTGACATTCTCAGAGATTGCAGCTACGAGTTCGACGGAATCTGCCTCACGCCTCACAAGAAGGTGGATGTTGAAGAGTTTATCGACATCAACGCAAAGATGCTTGAGCAGAAGAGAAATGGAGAGCTCAACGACTGTTTCGACCCAGACTGCTCCCTCCGTCTCAACCTCTTTGCAGACATGAAGGCTCTTCTCCCTAAGGACATAGACCTGTCTATGTGGAAAGTGAAGGACATGGAGTGGGTGAAGGATTGCCCGGTTCCAGAGGGTGAGGACTTCCGAAGAATCAAGGAATTGTTCTAGTGGATAATTTTTAATATTTAAATAATATGAGTGTAAAAAACATTATTTTGGCATCAGTACTCGCAATAGTAGTACTCGCCGCAGGTTCAGTTATCGGTTGTTATTTCCATTACAACAACCAGGAAATCTCACTTCGCCAGCAGTCAGAGGCTCAGCGTGGCAAGATTGAGGGTGTTCACGACAAGATGTGGAAGGTTCTTCAGCAGAAGGCACAGGTTACGGATGAGTACAAGTCCGCATTCGAGTCCATCTATCCGAAGCTTATCGAGGGCAGATACTCAAAGGGAGACGGCTCACTTATGAAATGGATTCAGGAAAGCAACCCTAACTTCGACGTTTCGCTATACAAGGACCTCATGCAGTCCATAGAGATTCAGCGCTCCGAGTTTCAGACATCACAGGAGAGAATGCTCGATATCATCCGTGAGCACGAGACGCTCGTGAAGACATATCCGGCGAAGTGGTTCGTATCTGACACCAAGCCTATCGAATACAAGGTTATCTCCTCATCCAAGACAAAGATGATCATGCAGCTTGGAGAGGATAACGACGTAGACCTGTTCAAGAAGTAACGGCTTATGGAAATATTCATATTCCTAATCCCATTCGTGGTTGCTGCTTTCCTGTTGATTTTCTTCAGGAAGCAGACCACCTGGTGGGAATACGCAGTACTCATTGTTCCATCCATCCTCATAGGCATCCTCATGGAGTTCGTGTTCAAGCAGTCCAATGCTGCCGACACGGAGTATCTCGGAAGCTACGTGACAAGAATCCGTCATTACGATGCCTGGAATGAGTACATACACCGCACATGCACAAGGACCGTTGGAAGCGGAAAGCATCAACGTACGGAAACGTATGATTGCTCGTATGTTGACAATCACCCTGAACGTTGGACTTATTTCGATGCTAGAAACAAGGAGGAGTACTTCATGACCGACAACGAGTTCAATGTAGTCAGAAAGATTCTTGGAACCCCTAGCGTGTTCATTGATATGCACAGGGATTATTACACTAAGGATGGTGATGCTCAGGAATGGGCGTGGGATGGTTCCATAGAAAACTCATACGCATTATCCTCGGAGCATGATTACAAGAATAAAGTGAAAGCCTCACGTTCTATTTTCAAGTTTGAGGATATTGATTATCAGCAGGCACGCAAGCTTGGACTGTTCGAGTATCCGGATATCGTTCTTTACGACCAGAATCCTGTTCTCGGACTGAAGATCCCGAAGAATCAGGAGAAGGCGATGAGATGGCTGAACGGATACTATGGCGAGCGGAAGCAGTTTAGGGTGTTCGTCCTGTTCTTTACGAACAAGCCGGTAGAAATTGTTGAAAAGCAGCGCTCATACTGGCAGGGAGGCAACAAGAATGAGCTTGTCGTGTGCGTCGGTATTGACAAAAACAAGAATGTCAAGTGGTGCAACGCATTTTCATGGTGTGACAGTCCGATTGTTGGTGTCAAGAGTAGAGACTGGTTTATGAGCAATCCTGTAAATCTCGAAAAGTACGCCGAGTATATCGGTCCGATTGTAGAAAAGGAATGGCATAGAAAAAACTTCGAGGATTTTGACTATCTCACAATTGAACTTACCGACGTACAGTACTGGGCAATCATTATTATCTTGCTGATATTCAATATTGTAATGAGCTCCTGGATTGTAACCAATAATTATAAAAACGATTTGTAGCGTATGAAAGAAAGATTAAAAATGATTTTCGACCGCATCGACATCTTTGTCGTGTGCATTGTCGTCTGCTTTTGCCTCTGTATTGCGGGAGGCTTCATTGGGAACCGGGATGCGCTTGCTGATTTCGTCATCGTAACTATTCTCATTTCTGAAGTCTGCTACACCAACCGCTGCAAAGAGAAGCTGGAGATAGAGCTTATAGAGACAAAGGAAAAGCTGAAGAAGGCAGAGAAAGAGTCGGATACTGCACATCAGATCGTCAAGAAGGGTAGGATTATCCGCCTCTACGACTTCTTACTGGAAATGTTGTGGATGGAAAGATGGTCATGCGAGCATGCCAAGGTCAATTATTGCAAGCACAAGATAACATTGAGACAACTTGTTGATGCGATGAATCATTTCGATAAGAGGTGTGATGAGATTTCCAATAAAATCTCTGAGCTTACCAAGGATTTGAACGAACTCGATAAATAGATACTTGTCATAAAACAACTTTCCCCACGCCATCGGCAAATGACGTGGGGATTTTCTTTGTTAACCGTTCAGATAGTCGATGACTTTTCGGTTCGCCTCGTCTATCTTCTTATTGTCGAACTGAATATAAAGGTCAGTGGTTGAGGAATCCCACTCGCTATGCCCTAGAGCCTTTCCGATAACTTCCTTCGGAATATCAATGCTCGCCGCTATGGTAGCCCAGCTTCTTCTGGCCGTATACCATATTATATCCTTGTGAAGCGGCTTGATTTCCTTCTTGATCAAGGCTCCACGCTTATTCTTCTTCATCTCGGTAGGTCCGATTCTCTTCAGGTAATCTCCTAACGTTCTTCGGAAGCTTGATTCCTTCGTTCCGTCATCCAGGATGCACAGAAGATGGTCCTTTCCCTTATACTTCTTGATGATTTCCATTGCTTCCGGTTCAACCTTGATGTCGTAGAGTCTGCCGGTCTTGTTGCGCTTGTACTGGATGCGCCCTCTCTTGATGCAGTCGGCAGGAAGTTCGAGCAGGTCGGAGAGGTTGATGCCTATCAGATAGAACCCGAGCATGAACAAGTCACGGTACTTCTCCATAAAAGGCTCTACCGGAAAGTCACGATACTCCCTCATCTCCTCGGCACTCAGATACAGGTACTGCTGACGCTCCGTCTTGATGGAAAACTTACGGAAAGGATATTTGGTGGTAATCTCATTATCTATGGCCCAGTTGAACACCGTACGTATGTTTCTAAGGTCGATGGCTATTCCACCGCTCATGCGGCCTTTCAGAAGCTCATGCGCCTGGAATCTTTCGAGCCAGTCTCTGTCGATGCTGTCGAAGTCGGCATGTTCATCGAAGGATTCAATCCTCTTCCTTGTTCTTAGAAATATCTCCTTGGTGCTATCCTTAGCCTTAGTCTTGATGAACTCATCGATGTAGTAGAGGATATTCTTCTCTACAGATGCAGCCCTTCCGTTGATGATGGCTTTGATTTCGTCCTTCATCCTTGCTGCCGGAAGTTCGCCGTTCATATAGATATATTCCTCCACGGACGCAAACAGCCTTGCAAGCATCGCCGTCTTGGCTCTTGCGTTCGGAACACTCTTCGGGAAGATCATCCCGCTGAACTTGACGGTACTCGTGATACCGGTATAGACCTGGAATCTCTTTCCCTGATAACTGATGATGAAGAAAACCTTGAGAGACTTTCCTTCAACGTATGTCTTGATGCTATTCATACTTACTCACAGATTTTACTCACAACTCAATTTTACTCACATATTACTCACAAAACTACTCACATTGGCGTACATTATGCACGTTTTTGTACCTATTTTGTGGGTGAAAATGATGGATTTTACTATGTTTTTAATGGTGAAAAACGATGTAAGTGGCTGATTATCAGTATTTGAGCGAGATACGGGAGTCGAACCCGCCTCACAGGCTTGGGAAGACTCTCGTATGTATTGGTAATGTGCTGATACTGATGATTTTCAATACAATCAATGATTGTTCACTCACATATTACTCACAGAAATGCGATTTTTTCTATTTCAATGGTGTATATAACGCTGCCGTTATTCCTTCGTAACCGGATATTGTGTTTGAAACGAACACCTGCTTACTTGCTGCGTCCATTGACTTAGCGTTTATGTAAACGTATCCCTGACTTGAGATACCACCTAGATATCTTTCACCCATAAAGTTGTTCATCATCTGTAGTGCCTGAGATGCGTTTCCGTGCATCGTCATCGCTACAAAGGCATTCACTAGCTTGTCGTTCTTGAAAGTGTATGCTACGACATCTATATCCTCGTTCATTGCTGGATAATAGAGAAGCATGGTTCTGTCGCTCTTCTTTGTGTCAAGGCTTCTGGTCTCGTACCTCATTACGTCTTCAGGAGTTGCGTTTAGTTTACACAATGGCTCTCTGAAGTAATTGTATAAACCTCTTACCGTAACGTCACATTGACTCTTGGATCCTCCAGACATTGCGTATATGACGGTCTCACCGACGTGATTGGCTGTGACCTCTCCGTCGTTCACGGATGCGACAAAGGTGTCTTCAGAAGACCAGGAAGCCTTACCTGTATGGGTGATAGTGTACTTGTCTCCCTTTTGTAAGGTAATGGCTCTCTCGTTCATTGAGAATGGTTCGTCATCGCTACTGCTACTACTGCAAGAGAAAAATGATACTCCTGCCAAAGCAAATGCTGCTGCTAATAATACCTTCTTCATAATCCTTATATATAATAATGTTATACCTCGATTCCGTTATCTGCAAGAATCTTCCTGAGAAGACGAATCTCGCTGTCCTTTGCCTTGATAATCTCATCCTTGGCATTGATGATCTGAATGAGCTGGGCATTCTTATCATTAAGAGATTCTCCTTCTCGCTCTTTGGCCCGTTCTGTGCCAGTTTCGATATTCTGGTTGTTATGGTGGCCAAACATGCTTGCTATTACTGACGTTGATGGACTCGAACAGTCTTTTGCATGCTGAGCTGCTCGTTCTATTTCCTCTTTTATCAAGTCGTCAGCAATATGTAGATGCGGATAGCTGCCGGACATTCTGTTTAGCTCTCTTTTCTTCTCATCTAGCTTTTCAGGTAAGTACATCGGGCCGATGCCGGTTTCGAGCCATTGGTCGTTAACTAGCAATGAGCGCTTCATCTTGCTTATGTCCACCTTGGTGATAGCAACCTTGCCGTCGAGCTTCCTGCCGATATTACTTATATCGGTCACCTTCATGAACTGCTGCTTGTTAAGCTGTTCGCACTTCATTACTTCCTTCAGTCTTTCTTGTAGTCTTGCTACACGATTTTCTGTTACTGCCATACACTTTTAGTTTTATATATGTAACTAAAACCGTCTAAAGTGATAATAAAGGTTAATGGTACAAGAAAATCGTGTAAAATCCTTGGTGATTACACGAAAATCATGTACCTTTGCACTCGTTGACGGTCAAGTAACTAACTAAGCCGTTACAAACGGAGGCTTGTGCGACCGAAAGTACGTACTTTACATTGACACTGCAAATATACGACTTTTTTCGCATAACTCCAAATTTTAAACGGATTATTTAAGTAACCAAGATGAAAAAAGTTGCAAGAATAACAAAACAGGACATATTGGACATCAAACCAGGAAAATTTGAAGTCTTTCTGCTTGAGTCCGCAAGAGCAGTCAGGTCGGCAGTGACATACGCTTATCAGCTTGCTCAATATGAAGATTTGCCGAAGGGTGTGCTCAAATACTCAACATCGGCAGATTACAAGAACCATACGGCGATTATTACCGCTGTTCCGGTTGAGTAACAAACTTTAAAAAATTGAAGTATGGAGGAAATTATAAAAATCGAAGAGAAGGATGGCCGTAAGGCTGTTAACGCAAGAGAGCTCCATCAGTTCTTGGAAAACAAGAGACAATTTGCTGATTGGATAAAGCAACGTGTCGAACAGTACGGCTTCATAGAAAATAAAGACTTTGAGGTTTTTCACAAATTTGTGAATAACTCAAATGGTGGTCGCCCGACTGTCGAATATGCACTTTCAATAGAAATGGCGAAAGAGCTGTCTATGGTAGAAAACAATGAGAAGGGCAGAATCGCAAGAAAGTACTTCATTGCTTGCGAGGAGAAGCTGAAGCAAGGGGTGCTTGTGATGCCGAACTTCTCGAATCCTGCCGAAGCGGCTAGAGCGTGGGCTGATCAATACGAACAGAGACTGAAGCTTGAAGCTAAGGCAAGGGAAGACGCTCCTAAGGTTGAATTCTTCGAATCGGTAGCAGAGAGTAAAGATGCTGTTGAAATGAAAGCTGTTTCAAGTACTCTGAATTATGTGGCTGTTGGAAGGAATAAGCTGTTTGCAATATTGCGAGAGCAGAAAGTGTTGCAGTCTAATAATATTCCTTATCAGAAGTATATCGATGCAGGCTATTTTCGGACTATCGAAACTAAAAAGAATTGCGGTACGGAGGTTCGAATCTTTATCAAGACTCTTGTTTACCAGAAGGGGCTTGATTACATAAGAAAACTTCTTAATAAACTTGGTTATAGACCAAAAGAGAACAAGGAGCAAACATCGTTGGAATTTAAAGGTTAAGAATATGAATAATCAAGATGTATTACAAAGAGTAGCTTCGTTGGTAGACAGCTTCGAATATAACTCTCGTAGCGATTTTGCAAAAGTTGTCGGATTGGACCCGTCAGGGTTTAGAAAAAAACTCAAAGGCGAGGGTGTATTCACAAAGATGGATATAAATCGAATTTGTGGTGCAACTGGCATTAATGAAGAATGGTTGGCCTACGGAAAAGGTCCTATGCGTGTAGGAGAAGAACAACAGCAGAAAATCGCGGTTACTTATGACTTTCTCAAGCAGGAAAATGATTTCCTAAGAGAAATGTTGGAGATGAAGGATGAAACAATAGCTACTCTTCAAAAATGCGTTTCTCTTTTCGAGAAGATTCTTGATATGCAAACTAAAGATTAAGCCTATGCCTCGTAAGAAAGTTTCAGTAGAGCCTGTCGAAAAGATATGGCTCTCTACAAAAGAGTTCGCCGAGTATATCGGTATGAGCACTGGTTATATACACGACTTAAGAAAGAGCGGTCAGATTCATCATTATATGATAGGTAATACCGCATTCTTCAAGAAGTCAGATATAGATGAGCTCATAGAGGGACATAAGGTATGCTGATGTCCGCAAGATGATAGAGAAGAATAAGGTTGTTAGTTATAATAGTAAATTTTAGTTATTATGTTTAATGACGTTGCCCGTGAGGGTGATAGGTTAGTTTTATGTTGATAGACTCATAGCGATGAGTGATGGGGCGGGCTTTAACCATTTCGTTTGCGCCCCATTTTGGCTGAGTAGCTCAGTTGGATAGAGCATCGTTTTCCTAAAGCGAGGGTCGAAGGGTTCGAGTCCCTCCTCAGTCACACTCTCTTACAAATCCGTTTCGTGTGTATCTCGAACGGTGCAAAGGTAAGTCCTTACCTTATAAAGTAGGTCGTATACCAGGGCAGCGACAATCTTGCACCGGGAGAGGTTCGGAAAGGATTAGAGAAGTAGTTCTTTGACACATCGGTTAAAAAGTGGCGTGGAAAAAGAAGTAACTGGATAGCGCAGTGAGCGCCGTGACTCTGGTGAAAGGACGCACGCAATACGAAAAATCCAGCTAATCTGCATCAAGTAGACAGACGGACTACATCGGAATGAAGAATCGTCGATGCAAGCACTGGTGAAAACGTTGCAGTCTGGTGAGCTTGGAAAGCTCTGAAAATCCAAATGAAATGGGAATTGCTCATTCATAATAAAATCAAAGAGGCGATTGGTGTAAATGGAAGCACAGCGACAACTAGATGATACCGTTCTTATCGTCGTGAGATGGAGGTTCGAGTCCTTCATCGTCTCCAAATAAATGATTGTTTGTTTCATTCTGTTGATATTATATATTCAACTTATATGAATTGTTTCCTTCGCAGCTCGTTCGTGAGAATAGGCTGCCATATCGCAGGTTGGAGCAGTTGGCTAGCTCGTTGGCCTCATGAGCCAAAGGTCGCAGATTCGAGTTCTGCACCTGCAACTAAAGTTTTCTTCAAATTAAAATGAGGTGAAAAAGATTGATACATGTAGGCAGCTCGCCCGTGAGGGTAGGCTGCTTTTAAAAGAGCTTTCGTGTAATAGATTATATTCGTTCTAAATCAAGTGGAGTAGCTCAGTAGCTAGAGCGCCTGTTATAAATGCAGGAGGTCGATGGTGCGAGTCCATCCTCCACCCCTATAAGCTCTTTTCGTTTTTCGTGAAATTTAATTGGTTGAAATGGTAAGCCCAGTAGCTCAACTGAATAGAGCCGTGGTATCCGCGAGGTTGGGAGTTTGAATCTCCCCTGGGCTTCACAAGTAGGTAAATTTTTGTATTTATTTTATCATTGTTCCTCTGAAAGCGTTCAGAGTGTATTCCATTATGATGATTAGATGAAAATGAAAACATTCTTAGATTTTCCTCTTGCTTGTGAAAGTAGGAGGTATCCGCTACATTAGCTCAGTTGGTCAGAGCACTTGATTTGTACCCAAGGGGTCGCAGGTTCGAATCCTGCATGTAGCTCAATGTGTTTGCCAAACGTTTTTTAAATTTTTTATTAGTTGGAAGAAGGGAGCGAGGTTGTTAAGTCATCCTCCTCCCGATTCTTGACGTAGGCTATTTAGTAATGTATTCATATTGTATCACCACGTGCATCACCTCTCCTGCCTTGCGTGGTGGGCTAACCGGAGAGGTTCTTGTAGATGAAGGTAAAAAAGACAATAAGAGTGCGCAAGGAGACGGTTAATGAACTCCTTAAGCAGGAATGTGTTGATAAAATCGAGTTGTGGCATGATGGCAATATCGTCGTCAAGCTGCTTCCTGGCTACACGGACGGGAAACCTGAACTATGCAAGGGTGAATACCTCGTGCAGTTCAATAGTGGCAAATGGCAGAGGTTTGGAGCCGAGGCGTTCCAGAAGCTGCTGAAGAATCCCGGAAAGGAGGCAGGAGCAGCATGGGACGAGTAGGGTCGAAGAAATACAATGCTCCTGACGGGAACGAATATGATTCCAGGGAAGAGTACCTGTACTTGCAGACCATCCTCGATGATCCTGGCATAAGCTGCATCCACAGGCAGGTAACCATCACGGCAATCAATCCGGTATGGATGCTGAAACCAAAGCAGCTCAAGACTAAGGTCAAGTATGAGAGAAGGTCACTGCTTTACGGCCATAACTATACTGCCGACTTCGTTTACCGGGAAGGTGATAAGATTGTGATATGCGATGTAAAGAGCCTATACACCTCTAAGCTCAGAGAGTTCTCGATAACGACTAAGGCTGTCGTAGCAAGACTTATCGCCCACAACAGGAAACGTCACAACGGCGAGCCTGTCGTGATATTCCGCAAGGCTATCAAGGTGAAGAAGAATGAGTGGAAAATCGTTGATTATCCACCGTCCGACTGTTCTATTATATATAATAAGGTGTAAAATAAGTAAATATGGTTATCATTTTCAATAGTCTCGTAGCAACAGTAGCTATGTTCGCTGCATGCGCATTCGTCGCACATATCCTTGGTTGGGATAAGGAAGGCTAGAAGTTTAATCTAAATATTTTAATTATGGACAAAGACAAAATTATCGTCAGTGTAGTAATTGACAAGCAGGCTCTTGTTGACAGTGCATTCGGCATCTCGACGAATCCTTCTGATTACATTGAGCTTAAGAGAGTTATCGATGGAACTAATCAGTTTACTCGTGATGTAGACGAGTTTGATGATGAACGCAAGAAGGAGAAGAATACTGAACTCTTCGCCAACGTCGCATTGGATATCATCCTCAGTGACAACCCGGAGCTGGGTATCACAAAGCGACTCAAAGCGCAGAAGAACGCTTATCTCGACAAGATCAAGAAGCTTGATGAGCTCAAGGAGAAAGTAAAAAGCGGAGAGATGCCAGGTGTTGAAGGTCTCCGTATGTTGTTGAAAATAATTGAGGAGGGCGAGTAATGAGAAGTCGTGTTGTGAAAATTAGAGGTGATACAGAAATATGGATGGATATACCTGGGTATAATGGAGATTATCAAGCCTCTAGTTTTGGAAGAATTAGAAATATTAACTTTAAAAATCAATGGGGTAAATTTAAAAGAAAATCTCCTAGAATAATGAAACCCAACAAATCGCATACTTATGATATAGTAACTATAAATGGCAAGAATAAAACAGTACATCGTCTTGTCGCTTCTGCGTTCCTTGGAGAACACAAAGAATTAGTAGTTAACCATATTGATGGTAACAAAAGAAATAACGCGATTTGTAATTTAGAGTTTTGTACAATCAGTCAAAACACTACTCACGCTTATAGGGTGCTAGGTGTAACTCCTAAGACAAAAAACATGCACGGAAAAGATTTTTCTTCTTCAAAACCTATTATAGCATTTTCTAAAGATGGTAAGGATATAAAAAGGTACGAAGGAATACGTGATGCCGAGCGGTTTGATGGATTCTGTCACGCTAGCATAATAAGAGTGATTAAAAGTGGAAAACAATACAAAGGTTATTATTTTAAGTATGAAAGCTAGAAATAGTTCTTGGTTCGAAACCAAGATTAAGTATCAGAAATGTATGGAAGACGGCTCTGAGAAGGTCGTTACCGAGTCGTACATCGTGGAGGCTCTGTCTTGCACAGAGGCAGAAGCATCTATCATCAAGGAGATGGCTCTTTATAGTCACGGGGAGACCAAGGTTCCTAGTACAAAGAAAGCCAACTTTAGTGAGATTTTCTTCTCAGACAAGGATGATGATGACAAGTGGTTCTCGGCAAAGCTCCAGTTTATCACCATCGACGAGAAGAGTGAGAAGGAGAAGCGTTCTAACGTGGTTTATCTGGTTCAGTCTAAGTCGTTGGCTCGTGCCTTGCGTTATATCGACGAGGTGATGGGGAAGACCATGATTGATTACGATGTCGTAGGCCTCAACGAGACAAAGCTGATGGATGTCTTCGAATATAAGTCAGCTTCCTCTCCGGAAAACAAAGAGAATCAGAATGAGTAGAATCAACGAAATCATCGCATCTATGCCGCCGGGAGTAGCAGCTGCCGTGGTCCACCTTAGAGAGGTTCATTCCTGTCTGATGGAACTCGATACAAATCATGCTAGAGCCCTGGCGGCTAGAGCTATCTATCTCGACTATATGGAAGGCGAGGGAAGAAAGCTCGGTAATATTCCACGTCATTACGAAAGAATCGATTCTGACGGCAAAAAGGTGACCGTGGAAACTTACTTCAGTTATATTGATAGAGTACATTAAATTTCAAAGCTATGGCAAACAGTAAAGTAGCTACATACTATAAGAGGAGCTGTCATGACTGTATACTGCTAGGGTTATGTGATGACCCAAAGGCAAGTAACTCTGGGGACTACGTTTGCAGGCATTGGGATTGGAGGTACGAGTGATTAATTTTTAAATTTTAAACGTAAAATGAGTAATACACAAGTAGCGACACAACAAAACAATATGTCGCTTGGTGAGTTGATGCACTCACCTGCTGTAGTCGGAAAGCTCAACGAAGTGTGGAGTAGCCCTCAGATGGCAAATAGCTTCATGAGTTCGGTTATCAGCGTTGCTAACGGAAATCCGCAGCTGCGAAAGGCTCAGCCAATGAGTATTATCGGTGCTGCTATGGTTGCCGCTACGATGCAGTTGCAGGTCATCCCTACCTTAGGGCAGGCTTATCTTATTCCTTACGGATCGCAGTGTCAACTTCAGGTTGGATACCTCGGTATCTTGCAGCTCTGTCAGCGAAGCGGTCAGTTCAAGAAGATTCTTGCAGCTCCTGTTCATGAAGGAGAATACGTCTCCGGAGATGAGTTCGATGAAGACTATGTATTCGATAAGAAGAAGAAAACTTCTGATAAGATTATCGGATATATGGCAAAGTTCGAGCTTCTGAACGGATTTACAAAGGTTGCATATTGGAATATCGCAAAGGTCAAGGCGCACGCTGCAAAGTTCTCTCAGGCATTCCGTGCCGGCTACAATTCTCCTTGGAAGTCAGATTTCGACGCTATGGCACAGAAGACAGTACTTAAGTCTATCCTTAAATATGCGCCTAAGTCTGTGGAGATGCAGAGAGCTATCACCTTCGATCAGTCAGTAGTTAACACAAATGCTTCTGACATTCAAGACCTTGATATCGACGCTTTTGCTCCAGAGTATGTTGATAACATCGAAAGCGAGAAGAAAGAGAATATTGCTGCCAAGGCTGCTGAAGCTGCCAAGGCTGATGCAGCAAAGAAGGAGGAAAAGAAATGATTACCGATGGCATAGAACAGCGTTCGATTTCGTGGTTCCGTAGTCGCGTCGGTTTTTTGACAGGTTCTAAAATCGCCGACATCATGAAGTCTGGCCGCAAGAAAGATGAGATTTTCTCCGAGACAGCTAAAGCGTATCTGTTTCAGGTTGCCGGCGAACGTCTGTTCAATCCAACTTTCTTGAATGATGATGGAATCTTCCAGGATTACATCGACCAAGTTTCTGTAAACACAAAGGCAATGCAGTGGGGAGCTGATCAGGAGGATGCGGCCAAGTCTCTCTACATGCAGATGAACTTCCCGGAAGGTGAGATTGTTGAGCTTTCTTCTTGCAAACACGATACAATCCCTTACTTCGCGGCTTCTCCTGACGGCGCAATCTATGGCCGTGACGGCGAAGACCTCAAAATCATCGAGGTCAAATGCCCGAACATCAATACGTATATGAAGTACCGAACTCTCATCCATGATGCTGCCTCGCTCAAAGAAACTGAGCCGAAGTACTACTGGCAGATGATGGCTGAGATGAGTTGTACCGGCGCTAAAGGCGGAATCTTCATCGTATATTGTCCTTGGCTGTCGAAGCCTATTCATTGGGCTGAGATTGACAGAGTGGAGGATGATATCAAGCTTATGGAAGATAGAGTAATCCTCGCAAACGATTTTATTAACGAAATTATCAATAATTAAATGGCAGACATAACAGGAAAAATTATTGCAGTGTTGCCTACAAAAAGCGGAACATCTGCAAGAGGAACACAATGGAGTTCACAAACTGCGGTCATCGAAACACACGAGCAGTACCCTAAGAGGGTTGCTTTTGATGTTCTTGGCGACAAAATCACAGAGTTTAACTTGCAGGTTGGTGAGGAAGTGACAGTATCATTTGACATCAATGCCCGTGAGTTCAACGGAAAATGGTGGAACTCGGTAAATGCTTGGCGGGTCGTTCGCCAGGGCGGTCAGCAGGCTCCTATGCAGGGTGGCTACAATATGAATCCTCAGGCTGGCGCACAGGCGGCACAAGCTGCACAACAGGCAGCTATGGCCGGAGCACCAAACCCGATGAATCCAAACAATCCGTTTCCACCGGCACAGCAGCCAGGAGCACCGGCAGGGCAATCTGACCAACTCCCGTTCTGACCTGGCATCCAAGCTGAAACTGATTAAAGATACATTCAATGCTGAAATAGTATGATGTATAATACCAAGAATCCTCTTGAAGTACAGAATCTCAGACTGAGGATAGAGAAGCTGATTGAAAAGCAGAGTATGGTAGAGGTCGTGGAAAAGAAGGCGAAAACACTTCAGCAGTTGAAGTACCTTCACACGATACTCGCTTACTTCGGCTTACAGACCGGAAATACCCTAGATGAAGTCAAGACCTGTTACTTCAAGAGGATTGTCAATAGAGACTTGTTCGTGCGGAAGAAGCACGATGATCTGCTCGGAACAGATAGGGAATACGTAATATCGACAGCAAAGCTTACGAAAGAAGAGTTGTCTGAGGCTATCGAACGTTTCAGAAACTGGGCTAGCAACATAGCCGGTATTTATATTCCCTCTTCTGAAGAGTATATAGCATTGCTGCATATCCAGCATGATATCGAACGAAACAGACGCTACCTGTAGTGGTCGTTGAATAACATTCATTTTTTATACAATGGATTCTTTTAAGATTAGCAAAGAACAATATTTCGATTTGATGAAACTTGACAGGGTAAATGCCGTAAACTTGTTTCTTTATCTCCTTGCAAACGCAGATGATAACGGAACATTGATTGTTAGCATCCGCAAGATTTCGAGTGAACTTGATATAGGTTTGCGAACTGTTAGAACCGTACTTAAAAAGTTGTATGCTGCGAACATAGTGACACACCAAGTGACACACAAGGGTAGTATGGTAACTATCAATAATATAGATAGTTATAAGGCTTTAAAGCTGGCAGGTGACACACCAAGTGACACACCAAATGAAGCGTTGGAAACTCGGAAACATGCATTTGGGGAAAAGCTTGTTCCGTACATTGAACAATATGGAAAAGCACTTATTCGTGAGTTCTTCGACTACTGGACTGAGCATAACGAGAATGGTAGGAAGATGAGATTCGAGAAAGAAAAAACTTTCGAGATTTCACGAAGACTTGCTAGGTGGAGCAAGAATAATAACAACAACAATAAGTCTTCGAAATCAAGTCTTCCGGTTGGTATGAATTTACAAAATAGTAACAACAGTGAAAGATATAAGCTCGATGATAGATGGAACAAATAATTGATAACGAATATTTCAGAAACCTTGTATCTCAGATGCGAGATACTGGTTATCCGCAAGAAATTGACAGAGTACAGATAAGCATTCCTAATGCAGAGAAACGTTTGCGTGGAGGCTTGCAATATGTAGTAAACATGAAGTCTGGATGCAATGCAGAATGGGACGAACACAATTACCGCCCTATTGTTGATTGGATGACAGACAACAAAGGAAAAGGGTTATTGATGTTCGGCGGCTGCGGATTAGGCAAGTCGGTAATCGGAATGTATATCCTTCCTCTTCTTATTAAAGATGTACATAAAAAGGTGGTAAACATCTTCAGCGCGCAAGAGTTGAATCAAAAGATTGATGAAATCCTTAAGCTACACATTATCTATATTGACGATATTGGTACAGAGGATAACCTTAACTCTTATGGCAACAAGCGTATGCCATTTGCTGAACTTTGTGACGCTGCCGAGAAGAAGGGGAAATTGCTTATCCTTACAACAAACCTCAGTATTGATGAGCTTACTCAGAGATATGGAGATAGAGTTGTGGATAGACTGATAGCAACAACAAAAGCAGTTCCTTTTACAGGTGATTCTTTAAGAAAGTAATTATGGAAGACGTAAATAAGATGGCGACTCCAGGAAAATGTAGTGAATGGACGAGGAGAAGATGTAAGCATCGGCCTCGTCTTTACGGCGCAGCAAATGTGTGCGCAGAATGTGTTGAAGAACAGTGTTTTGAACCGAACGCTTTTTATTACTTAGATAAGGAGCGTAACCGAAACGAATGTAACGATGGCTGATATAAGTAAACAGGCAGAAGAATGGCTCAGTGAGCATCCTGATGCGACAAAGAAAGAAATATGGATGGCCGGTTATTGGAAATCTACCGATAACTGGTGCAACCGAACCAAGTAAATTTTAGAATTGAAAACGAATTAATATATAGATAAACATGAGTCATTTTTTAACATTGGTAATTGGCGATGAGCCAGAGAAACAACTCGCCAAGTATGATGAAAATCTAGAGCTGCCTATGCATTTATATATGACAAAAGAGCAGCTTATTAGCGAGAAACGTAAGGAGATTGAGGAATACAAAAAGAATTACTATGATGTGTTCTTACAAGATAAAGATGCATATCTTGCCAACTGTAGCAAGGCACATGCAGATTATATCGAGAACGAATTTCCAAAGCATCTTAACTGGACGGACGAACAGATGTACGAGGATGCCGTGAAATATTACCGTATGGATATAGATGAAGGAAGCGAGGATATTGAGATACATGAGGACGGCAGCGTTTGGCGCACCTATAATAATGATGCCAAATGGGATTGGTATCAAATGGGAGGCAGATATGCAGGAAGACTTCAATTAAAGGATATATCGAAGGAAGCTCCATTATACTATCCGAATTTTCCAATGTTCTATTCAAGAGAAGACCTTAATTATTTCAAGAAACTAAAGGCAGAAGGTCGTTGTGACCAAGCTCGCATTAAGGATATATCCAATGTAGAAGAAATATCAGTATTCGCAGTTGTTAAGGACGGAAAATGGTATGAGCGTGGAAAAATGGGTTGGTTTGCCGTAGTATCAGACGAAAAAGACAAAGATGCATGGAGCGAAGAAGTGAAACAACTTCTTGCATCACTTCCCCCTGACACTCTTCTAACGATGTATGATTGTCACATATAATCATTAAACAAAAAAAAATATTTCAAAATGACGCAGAAAGAACGTATTGAGAACGCAACCACAAAACAAGCGGTAGTGTTCATCGGAGTTTATTCTTGGGTTATCCTAAGAAATATAGGAAGAGCAATCAATAAGGCAGTTCACAAGCTGCCCTGGTTGTTCATCGTGATAACGGTAGTAATATCATTCGTCGTTAGCTTCGTCTTTATCTCTAAGGCTAGGGCAGAACGAGATAGCTACAATCAGAAGCTAGTACACGCAACACAGCAGCTTGATAGCTTCTATGCTGCATACGGAAACATCAAATCAAAGTAATATGAAGAAATACAAACATTCAATAGTGATGATTCTGATCGTTATCGCAGCAATTATCGCAGGTTACGGATTCATCTGCTTTATGGTCGAACACATTTTCCTTTCGCTCCTGATGGTCTTCTGTATCAGTTGCGCATTGGCAGTAGAGAGGGAGGTGTAGCATGCAGACAGGATGGAATCCAAATTTCTCTAGACCTGTATTGGCTAGAATTCCGGTCAAAGTACCAACCGAAGAGCAGGTGAATCGCTTCTATATGCTCTTCTATTCTATGGTCGGTGGTTTCGCCTCTATAGTTCAGACGCAGATTACAGACACATACAACCTCATAAAGGAGAACAAGAAAATCTTCCGATTCGAGGCGAAGAAGAGAATCACGGAAGCAAAGGTGTGCTCAGACGAACTCATCGATGTCTTTATGCACTATATGAAGGAATGCGGTATGTCCGAACTCTGGCTGGATATGACTGATAACATCGAGGATGACTTGAAACTGGACGTGCAGAAATGCTTTTATGCCATAGATAACCAGTTCCTCAAGCATCACGTCAAAGAGCATAAGATGTACACAATGCTACTGATGTCGGAACTGATGAGCAGTATGCTTGTAAGCTCAGTAGAACGCTTTGCTGAGATGATGGATAAGTATAACGGTATTCATGCCGTCAACATCGCAGAACGCTTCACGAATTCTATTCGAGGAGTTCATGCTCGCATGCGCAATGCTATGGAGATTCTCTACCCGATAAAGGTTGACAAGGAAGTCTTCTCTGAATGCCCGGACAAGTTCAACCTCGGCTTCGAAATTATCGGCCAGAAGGTACTCGACTGGAAACGTGCCGAGAAAGCCCTGGCGAATGCCTGTATCCTCAACGGCTTCAACCTTAATGCTGACGGAGAATTCATGGAGAATGAACAGGATAATACCGGTACTCCTTGGAACGAAACCCAGACAAGAGCCTTGACTGTCGCTTATTCTAACACTTCGAATAAACAGATTGCCAGGATCCTCGGCAGAAGTGTTTACGAGGTTACTAAGCAAGCTAAGAAACTCGGATTGAAGAAATCTGAGGAGTATCTTAGAGAAACTAGAATAGCTAACTTAAAACGTAAGAAAAATGAAAAAGATTCCAACGCTGTACACAAAGAACAGTAAAGGTCGCTATCAGGAATACAAGATTCCTGAGAACGACATATCAAATACCTTGTATGGTAAGGTAAATGGCAGATACAAGCCTGTGTGTATGCGTATATGCCATGAGCTAGACGAGGGAGTATGGGTAGTCACTAAACGTCCATCCATTTGCGGCGTTATTCGTGGCACTTATCTTCGTGAGAGCTTCCATCTTGACAAGGCTGCCGACATTGAGCGTTTCCCTCTATCTAAGATGGGGCACATTCAGAAGGTTGCTGAACGTATTATTGATGAGCTGAGGCTTGGTAATACTGACACAAGAGTTATGACGAACAATGAGCTTGTCAAGTTGGTTGTCGGGCTTGTCTATAAATACAACGATGAGGTGTAACTATGGAAGATTTACCTATAGGCTCAGAAATCATCTTGAAGGTGGTTGAAAGTAATACTTGTAAAGGTTGCTTTTTCGCTGAATTGGATAGCGATATTTACGAAAACGCCTGCAAGCGCATTAAGTGTGGAACTGACGAGCGAAAAGATGAAAAGAGTGTTCGATTCAAAAGAGTGAAATAATATGAAAGAAAATATTAACATAGCGGAGATACTAAAGAATAAGCCAAAGGGTACTAAGCTTTATGCTGATGCCTTTGGAGAACTTAGTATAGAAGATATATATGCAGAAGGTAAAGATGAACTTGGTATTACTCTTTCATCTAAAGATGGAGATGAATTGTTGTTTTACAATGATGGGAAATACAACATATATGGAGAACCTATATTAGTGCCTTCAAAGGAAATGCGTGACTGGGAGAAGTTTGCTTGGAAGAGGGGTGATGTGTTGGTAAATAGCAGAGGTTTAAAGATACTCTTCGATAGATGGGCAAATGACAACTATACTAGTTTCTATGCAAAGACAATTAATTTGGCAGAAGATGGTTTTCTTGATACCAATTTACATACTTTAGCATCAGAAAAGGAGGCGAAATCTTTTATCAAATGTATTGAGGAAAAATTAGGTGGCAAACTCAATCGTGAGGCTCTTGAAGTAGAGAAGACTCAGCCAGAGTTCAAGGATGGAGATATTGTAACAGCAGTTTTTACCGATGGTGATGAAATGATTTGTGTGTTCAAGGAGAAAATTGAGCAAGATTACATGGGATATTGTGGATTTTTCTCTAAAGGAAAACATGAAGGTGATGTATCTATGGATTTAGGAGATGATTGCATCTGTAATGATAGTCCTATATGTAAGGAAATCAGATTAGCCACAGAGGAAGAGAAGCAGCAGCTATTTGAAGCTCTCAAAAAGAAAGGAAAGGCTTGGGATGCTGAGAAGAAAGCTATCGTGAATTTGGAGTCAGTAGTTGAATTGAAGCCATTTGATAAGGTGTTGGTTAGAGATAGTAAATCAGATAATTGGCGTGCAAATTTGTTTGGTTATATAGGCAAAGATGGATATTATCATTGCGTTTATGCTAATTGGGCATATTGCATTCCTTACACTGGCAATGAATCATTGTTAGGTACAACTAAAGACGTGGAGGGCTGATTATGGGTAATGAAGATTTAACGAATTGCATCCCTTGGTATTGTCCACCACACTTTAAGTGTGAAGATATACAAGATGGTAAGGCACAAAGAAGAATGCGCCGAAAGAATCAACTTAGAAAAGAAAAGGGTAGATTATGATAGACGATAAGAAAATAGAAGCTGTAAAGGAAGAAATCTATGAAGATAGATTTCTGTTAAATGGCGAAGAAGTAGTCTTCGACAATGATGCTAAAGAGGAAATGTTCTGCAAAGAGGACATCAAAGAAGCCATTGGACTAGGTTCCAAGTGGGCTATCAATGAGTTTCTAAAGGATTTATGGCATCCTGCTAGTGAAGAGCCAATAGAGTCCGCAGAAGTCCTTGCAGAAGCAAAAATAACAGAAAGCATTAAAACCTACATTTCTTTCAAGAGAAATGATGCTCTGTTTAAAAATTGGGATGCTTATAGTTCGGGTGCTAATATTACTCGTTGGTTGTATGTTGATGATTTACTTCCAAAGGAAGGAGGTGAGCAATGAAGACTTTTGTATTTGATGTAATGCTCAATGGAAGATTCATCTGTACATTAAAGTATGAGTACTGCCCTCTCTTCCCGATTGATGCTGAAGATTTAACAAAGTTCGTCCTCAAAAAAAAGACCTACTTTGAAAGGTAAGGATTTTAGAATTGTTTTTTAGATATGGCAGGATTTGAAAAAGGCAAAAAGTACGAAGTAGTTGATGCCGAGCAAGGAGATTGTATAGGGTGCTGCTTTCATATAGAAGGTGTATGTAACCTAGATATAACTATTCCTTGCCGCAAAGATTTTATATTTAAAGAAGTTAAGCGTATGGAACAGAAATTTATTATTGGTGACTTGGCAAAAGTCATTCTTGATGATGAAGAACAAGTTGTAAAAGTTATAGGTTATGACCCTACGTACAAACGTTACTTATTGGCAAATGAGTATATTGATGAAACTAGAGGTTGTATATCTGTTGCCGAAGATAGAATTATGCCAATTCCTCTCACTCCTGAGTTTTTTAAAAAGAACGGGTGGAAGAAATTCAAACGTCCTTATAGTAGAGATTATTGCTACAGACGAAAAGGCGCCCCAACTTTGAACATACGTTCAGAGAAAGAGGTGTATTTTCATTGGGGAGACCACGATAAAAGTATAACTACCGTGCATCAACTCCAGCACCTCCTCTTTGGTCTAGGACTAAACTCAGAAATGGAGGTGTAGGTATGAGCGTAGCAACACAAAATGTTTAACCGCCTTCGGGCATAAATAGATAGAAATATGGAATTAACAAAAGAGCAGAAAGAAATATTTTCTAAAATCGCTGATATTAAACAGGTCATTCTGAAAAACCATTTTGATATAAGTGATTTGACAGAACAGTTGATTAGCACACTTCCTTTCAAGGAAGGCGATATTGTGTTATATTATAAAGATGAGCCTTATATGGTTAGCAAGATTGAGCCTTGGGACGAAGGAATAGACACTTCTCATACATATCGTTATTATGGCAATATACATCTGGTTCTTAACAAAATATGCAAGAATGGCAATCCATCTAGAAGAAACCAAGATAAATGGCTATTACCTTCTATTGATATAGAGAAGTTTGAACTTGCAGAAGATGGCAAGACAGTTCGTTTGTAATATATTTAGTAACCATCCGCAAAGGATATAAATATAAGTAATATGTTAAAAGCTATGTTAAGTCAGCCAATGGCTGGAAAGACACATGAAGAATTCGTAGCTACAAAAGAGAAAGCTATGACTGCTCTCAAAGATAAAGGCTACGAAGTTATTGATCTGCTATACGCAGATGATTGGTGTAGCGAAGAGCAGATACAGAAACGTGGGGTTGTTCAGATTTCTCTTTACTTCCTTGCGAAGTCTTTGGAGAATATGAGCTTGTGCCATGCTGTTTACTTCTGTAAGGGCTGGGAAAAAGCATATAGTTGCAGGATTGAGCACGATGCCGCAGTAGCTTATGGATTGAAAATAATCTATGAGAATTAACTAACCACACTCTCCTTGGCAACAGGGAGAGGGTAAAAAGAAGAGAAGAATATGTTAAAAAGAAGTGAATTTAAAAGAGGAGAATTTCTTGTAACAAGTAATGGAAGTATATTTGTCCATGATGGCTATATAAATGGTGATGGATATGGATGTTTGATTGGTATGGATTCCAACGGCGATATTCAAAAGCAAAGTGATTGGGGAAACTTTATGCGCTATCCAATAGACCATATAGCATCAGATAAAGAAATAGACATCCTTATGCGAAAAATAATGGATGCAAAGCATATTACAAATTACTAATTATCATCCTCTAATTTAACAAGTAGAGGGTAAAAAAGAAGAGGATATGGCTGGTATGGAATTTGGAAAGTGTGATATTTGTGGCAAAGAGGCTGTTTTATCACGTACATATTTTAAATACAGAATAGGTAGTTGTGAGTGTTGTAGAAACAAATTGCATGATGGCTCAAATGGACATTTTGAGGTTGTGCATCATTGCAATAAATGTGTTCCTCATTTACCTACTGTTATTCATCCTTTATTTAAGGCTTTAGATGGTAAAGTTTATAGAGCAAATATTACTAACGTTTTACCATTTGAAATTGAAGGTAATTTCATTATCGAAGAACCAGTAATTGTGGAGGATAAGCAATGAGCAAAGAAAATGCTATCGAGAAAATACAATATGCTAAAATGCAAGTTGCTTCTGTATATGCCTGTTCTGCTATCTTTGATGAAAAGACAAAGGTAATAGAAGGCAGACAGAAAGAACTTGAAAAAGCGATTATCAATTTGCATTATGCACTTAAAGAGTTGGAGGATTATGACAAAATTTAAGGTAGTTAGATATTGGGACACATATCCAGATGGAGTTGTTGCAACTTGCGATACAGAGGAAGAGGCAGAAAAGATATGTGATAAATATCGTAGAAACCGCAAACCTATGTATGACTATTTAGTCAGAAAGGAGGATGAATAATGACTAGAGAAGAGTTAAGAAATAATTACGAAAAAGAAATCTGTGAGTTATGCTGCCGAGAGTATTATACTAGCAGAGCGCTCCCAGAATCACTTTGCGAAGGTATTTTTTGTGAGGAGGCAGAAGATAGTTTCGCAGATAAACATAATATAAAATTGGAGGATTGATTATGGACAGAAATCAAGCTAAAGAATTTTATCCTATTCTGCAAGCTTATGCTGAAGGAAAGGTAATTGAGTGTAGAACCAAACCAAATGCCATAGAAGGTACAGATGTTCCGAATGAATGGCAAGAAATGAAGGTTATAGAGTTTTGGGGCAATATTGAATACCGAATCAAGCCAGAGCCAAAGTTCCGCCCTTTCAATAACAAAGAAGAGTGTTGGAAAGAAATGTTACGACACAATCCACTTGGATGGTTCAAAGATAAAAAAGCCAAGGAGTTCTTCACACTTAATTGTATAAGTGACAAAGACCCAAAGATAAAAACTTATGAGTATCTTTTCAACGACTGTGTCTTTATGGACGGAAGTATTTGCGGTGTAAAATTGGAGGAATAGTTATGGCAGCATGGTTAGCAGTTGATAAAGATGGTACAGAATGTATCTATGCTGTAAAGAAACCTCTTCGAGGTAAAGACAAGTGGGGTCCAGATTCATGGGACTATCGTTATGACGATACTTTCTATGATTTCGTTGAACTCCCCAAAGGCAGCATTAAGAAACTCATCGGAAGAGATTTATCTTTTTCCGATGAGCCAGTAGAACTTAAATAAGAATAGTCATGTTTGGATTTTATATTATACTTACCCTAGCTATTCTAGTTATAGCTTTCATGGGTGGAATTATCGGTTATTTAATTGGTAAATATTGGAAGAGATAAATATGAGCATGCAAATATGCAAGGAAGCCTATCAAGAATTGATAGACGGAGATATAGAATGGCTTCTTAGACAGCCTAGAGACCTCGAAAGAGACCATATAGAGGCAGTGCTAAGAAAGAGTGTTGAACTTTTATACGGGAAGGAAGAATAGCTTATGTATAGACCGATTACGATGTATCAGATTGTTTGCGATAGATGCGGAGAAGTATTTGGCGGTACAGATACTTGCTCTGCACTATTCAGCAACCAAGAAGTCGATATTGGTGACTACTCTGATTGGGAAATGATAGATGGCAAACACTATTGTCCCGATTGTTATGAAGTAGAGGTCATTGATGGAGTGTATAATGTTAAAGCAAAATAGATATGAAGATAGAAAATATCAAATTCAAGGCTAAACGTCTTGACAATAACACTTGGGTAGAAGGTTACTTCTATGCTGAATGTGGTAACACTTACATCATCTATGATAGGCAGAGTGAATCAATGCTTAATAGAAACGAGGCACATCAGGTTTACCCTTCTACAGTCTGTAAGTTCACAGGTCTGAAAGATTGTGAGGGCAATGAATTGTACGAACATGATGTTATCAAGAATTATCCTTTTATTCCATCAGAAATTGTATGGTCGGAAGAGTTAAGTGGGTATTACCTCAAACATGCTAATGGAAAGATTGAGAGTAAACCGTTAGGTCATTATCTTTCATTAGGTAAATTCATAGTTGTCGGCAATAAATTCGATAACGAGAAGTAAGATAAAGCTATGGTAGATGTAAGTAATCAGCACTGGAACGAAGATGGAAGCATTACTATTATATTGAATAGTATAGAAGAAGTCGAAGAGCTCGTTGAGTGTATTAATATTTGTAATAAAATGTGTGAAGATGAAGAATAAAATTTTAAACTTAGCCAAGTCAGCCGTTTGGTTCGTATTGTGTTTGTTTGTAGGAGCGTTGGTTTTTGAGGGTGTCCGCTCTTTGGCTAATAGCGATAAACCTGCAAAGAGAGTTGGTATATCTGTAATCACAGAAGAAGAGCATGATTATCTGGTAGTGGACACGAAACACGGAGTTTGTGTTATTCACACCGAGAGCTGCCCTTGTCATAAAAAGAAGTAGCTATGAATAAGGAAATATTTGACTTCTCGGAGGCTTTAAAGCGTATGAGAAAAGGAAAGCTCGTAAAGCGAGAAAATGGGCTTTATTCGTTTGGTATTGACGAGGAAGGAATATTCTATCATTATGGGCATCATATATTCAAGGAAGAAAGAATGCTCTCAGAGGATATACTCGCAACAGACTGGGAGGAGGTGTAAGGATGAAGAAGAAAATATTGACCCTCACCGTCAGCAAACAATGGTTCGATAAAATAGTATCAGGTGAGAAGACAGAGGAGTATCGGGAGATTAAACCGTATTGGGTAGCACGATTACTTCAAAACAACAACAATATTGTTGATGTGAGACATCTTGCCTTGGCTTTGGCAGGGCGGACGGATTTACTTAAAAAATATATTGACGCACAGAGAATTGTGTTAAAACAATATACTCACGTCCTCTTCATCAATGGCTACCGCAAGGATAGTCCACGAATTGAGAAGGAGATTGAGAGTATCACCATCGGGAAGCCTAAAAAAGGTCTATGTCCCGATAAGTGGCTTGGTACTGAGTTTTTTATTATTAAATTCAAATAGCGTATGACAAATAAAGAATTTTTCAATGCGCATTGTGGAGAGCCTGTTCTTTATAAAGGTAAGGACATTGGCGCATACGTTGCAGGGTATGTAGAAGAAAAGTATATCATCCTTGGGTTCTATGATAACAAAGGATGTATCCTCGCTTTTAATACAGATGTGAATGTTGATGAGGTGTATGAATCATACCGATTCGCAAAGTTGAAGTATTTGGAAGTGATAAAACATCAGTAATATGGGAAAAGAAGAAAGATGTTGCGGTAACTGTCATTGGTTTGGCAACGAAGACGTTTACGGCGTAGGATGGTGTTGTAACAATCATAACGAATCATCTTGCGACCAAGTATGTGATGAACATGAATTTTAAACTTTAAATATTAAAATGGAAAAGATTTACAGACATTTCAAAGGAGGTTATTACAGATTTATTACTGAGGTCACTAATAGTGAAACTCAGGAGAAAGAAGTTGTTTATCAGGCTCTCTATGGGGAGCACAAGGTTTGGACTCGTCCTGCTGGTATGTTCTACGGAAAGGTGAATGTTGATGGCGTGGAAATTGACAGATTCACCGAGGTTGTTGGCGTACCAGTCTTGTTTAAGAAGACTAACGAAAACGCTATTATGCCAACGAAGGCGCACAATGATGATTTCTGCTACGACTGCTATGCGGTTTCAGAAGAAGAGGTTGCGCCCAATGTGTGGAAGTACGGTCTTGGATTTGCTTTGCAGATTGAAGATCGTAATAAGCCTGCCGATATTTCAAGATGCTTTACGTTTCGTTGTCGCTCTTCTATATGGAAGACTGGTATGATTCTCAGTAACTGTGAAGGCACTATCGACGACTCCTATACTGGCGAGATTTCTGCCGTATTCTATCACGTCATGCCAAATATGCCGCGATACAAGGTTGGTGATAAAATCGTGCAATTCCACCTAGAAACAAGTGACAACATCATGCTTATAGAGACGGATGAGTTAAACAAAACAGAGCGTGGCGATAACGGCTACGGTTCTTCTGATAAAAAAAGTAGCCTATGAACGTACTTACAGACGAACAAAAAAATTACATAAAGGAGCATCCGTGTGAGTCACCAAGCAAATTGGCAAAGTCATTCGGATGCACCGTACAGACCATCTACTGGTGGCTACATAAGCTGCACGGAGATTCCTTTATCCAAAGTAAGAAGGAGGCGAAGGAGGAAAGGAATCAGGTTATCCGTGAGCTCTATCCGACTCATTCGGCCACAGAGGTAGGAAAGAGGCTTGGTATAACAAAAGCTTCGGTCAACGAACTTGCAAAGAGACTGGGGGTCAAGCATACAGATGAGACTACGAAACGAATACAGAAGGAGAGTGCTGCTCGTACCCGCACCGATGACGCTAACAGAAAGAGACAGGAAACGCTGAGAAAGGTTCTTGCCGTCGAGAAACTGAGAGCTGCTAGCGGTTTGCCACAGAAGACAAAGCGAAAGTTCAAGACAGTTCCGGACAGGTGCATGAACGCCAGGAACTATCTCTGCCGCAAGTACAACTACTTCTACGACAAGGATTACGGAGAGCTGCTCACTTTGTTCTTCGACAGCGAAACTAGATTGCTGACCGACGAGCAGAAGAAACACTACGAAACGGAGTATAGTATCAAGTTCCTGCAAGCTGAAGAAGATTGATACACAAATGTCAAGAGGCGACTATCCATCACGGACGGTCGCCTCTTTTTTTGTTTTAACCAAATAATAAATATAAACAAAATCCATTAAGTTAAAATGAGAAAAAACTAAGAACGTTTGTGTAATTTCAACCTCCAGCATATCCAGCCCAAGATGGCGAGGATACCTATGAATAAACAGACAGATGATACCTTTCCGATGTTCAGGAATACTCTATCTGTCTTTGATAATTGTTTTTCGACGCATACCCTGTCTTTCGATATTTTGCTTATTACTGAGATCAATGAGTCACACTTGCTGCGATATAGCGTAGTGCTATCTATGTATTGCTTGAGGCTTAAAATACTGTCTTTTAGTATCTGCACATCTTCTTGTGATATCTCGCGATATTCATAATGAAATCTATCTTCGCCGACTTTATTACCGTTGGCATCATACTTTGAAGCCGTGCTATCCTTGACATGAGTTTTCTCTTTTGAAGTTGATCTCACGGACTCCTTGTGCGACGCTTGATAGAAAATCAACTCCTTTATTAATCTTGCATTAAAGAGCGAATCCCATTTCGCGTCGTTTCGTTTATCTGCGATATATGTCTGCTTCTCTACAATGCGCTCTTTAGCATTGCACCTACAGAACATAGATAGAACCAACATCGTCACAGCAACGATGGTTATAATCTTTGCAATCTTATCAATCAGTCTCATAGTCAAGCGAATTAATTCTGTTCAGCCATCCCTTCTTGAACTTCTTGTTCTGTGGCCTGGTCTGACAGATACGGTCAATATAATCTTTCCTTTCCTGCTTGATGATGTCGAACAGTTCTCTACCATCTCTTGCGTTAATGGCGGCAATGGTCTTCGAACCAACAATACCATCAACGGAAACTCCGAGCACCTCCTGAGGAATCTTGATGCCATAGGAACCACTGCACCAAAGCCAGTCAACCAGGATATTGGCTACATTCTGGTCCTTGATATCATCGGCCTTCCACTTATCCCAGTAATACTTCTTGAAGATTACACCCCATTGCACCCTGGTCATACGCTTCAGGTCTTTTGCGCTCTTCTTGCTGCCGAACACTGAGCGGTACGTAGCGAGAGTCACACCCATATTTGTTGCGCCGCCCAAATCATCCTTATCATAAACGAAGCCACCCTCACATTTGAGGATAAATGGCTCAAGAATCTTATGGCTTGCCATTTTTGCTTTCCTCCTCTTTTTTGTCAAACTCCTGGTTCAATCTCTCCAAGATCGGCTTCCAGTAGCTAGGCAATGCCTTCGCGAACTCGAATCTTAGAATATAGTAAATAACCCTGAATGAAATATTCTTAGGGTACGCCTTGATGAGGTTCTTGAATGCATTGCAGACGTACACATAGCAGAATATATACGTGAGCATCTTGATTACAAACAAAGCCTTGCTTCCATCGTTACAACCGACCATGATGCCGTATATGACGTAATCGATGGTCAGGTATAGCAACATTTCCAAAATGGCGTTTACGAACTTCGATGCAGAAAAGTTTTTGCACCGCACAACACTTACGCCATCGGCCCTCATTCCGCAGAAGATATTAAAGCCGAAAGCGATTACCAGCGCCAACACGAAACCTTCAGTCGGCGTTGCAAAGGCGAGTATAGCAGAGGTGATTGTCACCGCTATCCGCCGGATTTGGGAAGAATCTAACAAATCTATCATAATCGTTATCCTGAATATATAAAAATAAAGTCTCGGTCTCTTTCTGCAAAGATAGCAAAAAAAGTCGAGACTTCATTCAGAATAACGAAAAAATCAGATATTCAGATCATAATACGGTAGTCCTCCGTTCTCCAGGAAAGAAACGCATTCGTCGAAAATCTTTCTTTCGTAGTCGAGCGTATTGATTTTCGGAAACCATTTCTTGATCTTTGCGTCGTTACGTTTAACCATTTCGCCCCAAAGAACACACCAATCATTAATAGTAATGTTGTCGTTCTTGACCTCATGCCAATAGTCCTTTGCGACATCCTTTGTGTGAAGCTGACCGATAAGACAGAGATGCATATCTGCCATTTCCTCGTCGTAGTGACACGCGCCAATCTCTCCCTTGATCTGCTTCATCATATCAAGCATTACGCTGTCGTTCATTCCGACTTCACAGCAATCTGCAATGATCGTAACACAGTTCTTGATAGCCTGCATGTCATTGCTAGCTATAATGTCTTCGAATACCTTTTTCATGATCGTATGTTTTTAATGTTACTTCAGAAAATACTCTCTGATGTCGTACACACCATCCTTGTCTTTCAGTAAGTCGAGTGCAAGGTGGTTGGCATACTTAATCAGATGTTCTGTACCAATGTCCTTAACATCTTCCTTGCCGAGTATCTTAGCGATGGTACATCCGTGGTCACTTACGACCTGATTCATTGCAACGTACAAAGCATAATCATTGTAGTAAGGCTTCTCCTCTGTTGCAAGTCCGAGACCGGTCATAGCATTGATCCATGTCTGCATATCCCAGGTTGCAGGCGGATTCATGCCGTTTACAATCTCAGATGCCTCCTTCTTGGTGAGATAGTTCTTCCATTTTATGGCGCAAAGCTTATTAAGATACTCTTGTGCCAACTCTTGGTGCTTCGCTACAATATCATTCATCATGCAGCGCATCGTGTTGCCGAATACGTGCATGTACTTTACGTTTGTTGATGAAGCCATCATTCCATAAAGCTCATCAAATTTACTCATAATCTCTTTTGCTTCCATATCCTTTTATATTTATGTTTGTGATTATTCTGCCGTTATCAGACTTCTCAACTCTTCAAAATCATTTTTGGTAAAGCTGATACTCTTCTTGCTGCCGAACAATATTGTCGTTATGATGTTGTCAGGCAAATCAACAACCAAAGCACCGCCATCAATGCGACCTTTAATAAATCCGAAATCAAACTCATAGTTGCTTATATTCTCTAGCATCTGCATGAGGTCTGAGAATATGGTATCGGCATCAATGTTTCCGTCTTCATCGGCAATGAATAGGGTAGCGTTGTCAATACTCTTTCCCCAACTATCCTTGTGCTTGGCAATGATGTTGTGTGATGCCCTTTTCATATATACGGAAGGGATAGCCAGTGCTGGGTTCTCCTTCACCATATCACTTATTCTTGCGTCTGCCCACAAATCCAATGATGTAAGCAGTTTTTCTTTCAATTCTGTTACGTTCATTTCTTAGTTTCTCCTTTCTTTGTTTTGTTGTACCAAGCGAGATATTCTTGCCAAGTTTTGTCACTATGATTTGTCATGTAGTCGTTGAGCATAGCAGATTTATGTTCTTCTGCTTGTGCTACTTCTTTTCTCAATCTTTGCATCAATGATAGATGCTTCTTCAATGCTTCCTGTCCTTGCTGAGTGCTTTCAATACGAGGACGTATGATGCGCAATTCCTCGTCTTGCACTAGCTTAGACACATATTGCAAGCTATTAACGTATTCCTGATTCTGCATCAAGTACTGACGTTGTGCGCCTGTCAGATTGTCCTCAATCTTGTCAATTTCATCCCATAAAGGGGTGGCGGATTGCTGCGCTTGCATATTGATAGATGCTCGCTTCTGCTGTATTGCCTCATACATCTTCTGTAGCTCGGCATCCATCGTTGGCGGCTGTTGCTGACTTGTACCCATATCCAATAATGGGCTGTTCCCGAAATTCATCATAATCAATATCTTTAAAGTTGGTGATATATTATAGAGAGGTGAGAGGGCATCCACCGACGAGGGCAAACACCCCTCACCAACTCATTTCTTCTTAGTCTTTTTTACGGACTTTCTTGCTCTGTTACGCTCCTGTAGTGGGAGTGGAAGGAGCAGTACCGTTACAGCAATAACTGCCGTAGCCCGAAATTACTGGCGTAGATGGGAGTACCAACTGACCACGCAAGCAATTGCAGGTCTTCTCGTTAACGTAAGCCATCATCAGCTTCTCCTTGTAAGGAGTAAGAGCCTCCATAACGGCTACCTTCTTGTCGAGGTCGCAATACTTAGCCTGCAACGCATCATACTGGTCTCTCTGATTCTTGTACAGACCGAAATCCGCATCAATCTGAGACTTGTAAAGACCGAACTCTGCCTCCATTGCACGGCGGTTCTCAGCGTTGATAGCCTCTGTAGCACCCTTATACATAGAAAACTTCTCTGCGATGTCAGTCTCACGCATAGCGTAGAACTTGTTAGCGGTGTCGAGCTTCAAGCCGAACATGTCGGTAAGCAGCTTCACCTCATCAGCGCATTCCTTCTCCATTACCTGCAAGGCGGTTGGCTGATTTGAGCTTGAGTTAGCTCCGTAAGTGTTGATGTTCACGTTCTCAGGCATATTGCTGCCACCGAGAGAGCCGAATACACCACGACCATTGCCGTTGAGCAAAGCTAAAGCCAAGCCACCGATGCCAATTCCGAGGGCTGTTCCTGCCAAGCCCTTGCTGGCATACTCCTTCTTACCATCTTCGTAGATTTTCTTCTCTACTACTTTTGCATCTGTCATTTCCATAATACAATCTTTTGAAATCCTTAATATTAACTAACACTATTGTAACGTTACGGATGCAAAGGTACGAAGAATAAGGGAGAGCAAATATAACTCTATCACACTTTCTTTTAGTGATTGATAATCAGTGATTTAAGGTGATAGAAGGTAGTATCATTTTGAGCCAATATATATTTTAGAAGAAAGATTGAAAACAAGAAACCCCTATACTACGCCAATAGTATAGGGGAAATATCACATTTCTGCTCGGAAATGCGATGCTCAAATATGTGATGCTCAAAAAGCATTGCAAAGATAGACAATAATTCCGAAACCACCAAATTTTTCGTCATTAATTTGTTAGATACAGATACAATCCTACTCCGAACCACATTATCAATATCATAGTTGATGATGTCACCCAAGATAGAAAAAACTTATCTATCGTCTTATACTTATAAGTAATGTATAGGTATGCAATGAACGTGCTGTTGATTATTGCTAACA